TTATATTATTGTCACAACATAAATCCCTGTGCAAACTCTTTCTGCGTAGAATTTGTTCTTCCTAAGCTCGTCAACAAGTTTTCTGACGCAAGAGCTTTCTGTTTCTATTAAGGCAAAGCCTAAGCCGATATACCCAATCTTTTCTGTTGCTATTCTAGAGTTTACAAGTTTGTTTACGGCCTCGTCGCCTTGGTACATAAAGTATCCGTAGAAGTCTGCGTCTGGTCTTATGTCATCAAATTGTTTCCCGATGATTATTAACTTGGAACTCGCTTCCGTTTCTTCGAAAAAGCGCGCTACATCTTCGCAAGCTCTTGCTAGATCAAATCTATTGTAGATTTTTCCATCAAGGATTTCTTTAGCTGTTTTCATATATCACTACTTATTTCAATTTTCTTGTTTTCTTTTTCTTCGTAGTTTGAGAAGTATTGCACCTGCATCTCATGCTTGATGTTGTCTATGCTTAGATATATAGACCTCTTCGAGCCTTTGGATGGGTTGTAGTGCCACATATACATATCAATTCCTTCCCATTTCATGTCCCCGTTTTCCCCTTCAGGGTACTTCTGTTTGTATTGCTTGAGAAGTGTGAAGTATGCGTCCTCCAGTTCGCTTTGAGTCCTATTTTCGAAAATGAACTTTACTTGCGTGATAGAGTCGTTGCTAGTGTCGTAATGCACTTCTTCTCTTACGTTAGTAAAACCCGCAAATTTTACCTTGAACTTTTTTACTCCAGAAACCGTTTCGTATGGCCTGTATCCCTTGGTCACAAGGAATGCAGTGTATTTCTTGCTGGTCGTAGTTATGTCTCTTCCCATTACTACTTGCGAATAAGAAGCACTGGAGAATAATGCTGCTGTTAATATGATTAATATTCTCTTCATAATATCAACATTTATAATTAATTATATTGCCTTTAATGCCCCAAGAACCTTGAACACTTTCGTTATAGCCTCCTTTGGTATCTCCTGATCCTCGTACTCATCATTGTAGGCATGGAGAGTGAAGTGCTCGTCGTCCGGACCCTTGCGAATGATCTTCACTGTTCTGAGGTCGTTAGTCGTCATGATTGCGTATACCTCATTCATCGGCAAGAACTCGTTCCAATCAAGGATCTGCTTCAGAGCGATGATGTCTCCGTTGCTTATAAGGGGCTTCATGCTGTCACCTGATGTTCGGCACCAGAAATCCGCATTCTCGTAGCCTGGTACTGAAATATGCTTCCTTGGTACGTTAGGAGAGTCATTGTACATCTCGCTAAAGCCCAACGCAAAGTCTACGTCATAGAAAGGCTTTGCGTCTTCTCCGTACGCGCATTGAGTGAACGCCTTGTCGATTGATCGGTTAAGCGAATCTTTATCGAATCCTAACGAATAGGTTCGTTTCTCGCCTTCTCCGGTTTCGAGCCATTCCCTATTTACGCCTAGGGCATCACAGATTAATTTGATATCTCTAGGCATAACTGGATATTCTCCTTTCATCTTCTTGCGGAACCCTGACGGATCAATCCCCACCTTCTTAGAGAAAGAATTGGCGTTATCAGCTCCTTCCGACATGAGAACCTTAATTCTCCCGATAATTCCTTCTTTTTCCATAATTAAGTTTTATATATGCAACTAAAAAGCCGCAAAATGTTAATAAATATTTATTATCCCGAAAAATATCGGGATTTCTTTGGAAGTTTCGGGATTTTTCCATACCTTTGCAATCGTCAAACTGGTAAAAACAGAAAGACGAAATGCGGAGGGACTGAGATTTATCCCATTCCAAGCAACTATACACTGCAAAGATACGGGTTTTTCTTGGTTTCTCCAAATATTTTTAGTTAATATGAGTAAAAACAATAAAGTTTAAGCGATGAAAGCAAGTAAAATACAAGTTAGTGATATCCGAAGTATCGGAGTAGGCGGTTCTATTACCGTCGAGCTTCCTAGTTACCTTGCTTGCGTCTCTGCCAAAAATACGGTCGGCTACGTCAAGAAGGCTTACCCTAGAACTGATGGCTGCACTTACTATTGCAGAATCAATGGTAGCACGATTACAATCGGAGTGGCGGAAGCGGAAAAGGTCAATCGAAGGAAGAGGGTCGTTGAGTAGTAAACTTTAAACAGTTAGCGTATGAATGATATTTGTAAAACTATGGTTAGTCCAATATTTGGAGCTATCCGAATATCAGGAACGAAAGAAAAACCTATGTTTTGTCTTTCTGATGTTTGCAGGGCATTGGATATTAAAAATTCACGTGACTGCAAAACAAGACTTTATCAAGACGGTGTCGTTTTAACCGACGGGGTCTCTGAAACAACAAATCAGTATGGAGTTACGACTTCACAGAAAGTACAACTTACTTATATAAATGAAGCTAATTTTTATAAGTGTGTGTTTATGTCTCGTAAGTCAAATGCCGAAGATTTTCAAAAGTGGGTCTTTGATGAGGTTCTTCCAAGCATCAGAATGGATGGCGGATATATGGTCGCTAAAGATAATGAGTCCGAAGAGGATTTGATGGCTAGGGCTCTTGTTGTTGCGCAAGCGACTCTTAAAAGAAGAGAAGAGCGTATAAAGCAACTCGAACAGAAATCAAAGGATGACGAGCCTTATACTGTATTCGGAAGAGCAATGACTATCGTAAAGGAAGGATGTCTCCTCGGTGAGTTTGCGAAGATTTTAACGCAGAACGGAATCAAGATAGGGCAAAACAATCTCTTTAGATGGATGCGAGATAACAATTATCTTTGCAAGACTGGAGAGAAGTGGAATTTGCCTCTTCAACGATATACAGAGCAAGAGTTGTTTGTTGTGAAGCCAGACTACCGAAAAGGAAAAGACGGCGAGCTTATACAAGTCTTCACTACAAAGATTACTGGTAAAGGGCAAATGTACTTCATAAATAAGTTCTTAGGAAATCCGGACTTGCTTGACGGATATTATAATGGTAATAAAAAGTAAGATTATGACACAAGAAGAAGTTAACGATAAGTTCCGTAAGGAAAATCACTGTGAGCAATATTTGGTTAATGGTTGTTCTGAATTTAACGAGGCGGAATATCAAGTTTCAACAGTAACGACCTTTTCTGTTGACGAAAAGCTGAATCCGGTTAGTATAAGTGAAGATTTAGTTTGTTTGGAGATATTTGACAACGATTCCGACGAGGAAGGGGATGATAGATTAGCTACACATATAATGCTAAGTCGAAAAGGTGTTCTTTCTCTCATAACCAAGTTGTCAAAAGCTGCTGAACTCTTACGTGATAAATATACTATATAGTCTTATGGAACCGAAGTATCACACAAAGGTCGGTATCGACGTGGTGGAGAAAATCATCTCGTTGAAGGAAGTAGACCAGGAATTCCTGACCAATAAGACAATCCTGGCATACCTAGGAGGAGTCAGTAAAGAGTACATCAAGGATCTGAGGGAAGCGGGCATCCTGCCTTACTATAAGGTGCGCAATACTGTATTCTACAAGGTGTCTGATGTCCGCAAGATGATAGAGAAGAATAAGGTTGTTAGTTAATAATAGTAAGTTTTAGTTATTCATGCTTTATGCCGTGGCCCGTGAGGGTGATAGGTTAGTTTTCTATTGATTAGACTCATAGCGATGAGTGATGGGGCGGATTTTACCCATATCGTTTGCGCCCCATTTTGGCTGAGTAGCTCAGTGGATAGAGCAGGTTGATTCCTAATCACCGGGGCGTGAGTTCGAACCTCACCTCAGTCACACTCTTTTAAGTTCCTTTTGGTAGATTCTCTCTGACGGCGTAAAGGTAAGTCCTTATACCTTATAAGGTAGGTCGTTCGGGCGGTAACAATCTTGCGTTAGATGAGAGTTTCATTGAACGGACATGAAAGAATTGTTCTTTGACATATTGGACATATAGCGCATTATAGCGTTAGTGTACGTGTAAGATAGTACGGGTAGAGCGGATTTAATTATCTCAGGTCGGGAACCTATAGCGAAGATGCCCAGAAGGAACGCACGTAGCACGGAAGACCAGTTAGATAGGATTTACTCTTTCATAAATTTCCCATCCACCGAACTTCCACGGAACGAAGAATTGTCGTGGTAAGCGGCGGATTAATGAGAAGAAGATGTAAATCTCTGGCCGAAGGTGCCTGGACCTATCACCCCGGCACCGGAGAGTCAAAGAACCCTATGGCCATGCAAGTCCACCATCGAGAATGGTTGGCGTTGGCAAGCCTCTTATATTATATATAAAAGGTGTAGAATACATAGACTTGAGGTTCTTGCTGAGGCGATTGGTGTAAATGGAAGCACAGCGACAACTAGATGATACCGTTCTTATCGTCGTGAGATGGAGGTTCGAGTCCTTCATCGTCTCCAAATAAATGATTGTTTGTTTCATTCTGTTGATATTATATATTCAACTTATATGAATTGTTTCCTTCGCAGCTCGTTCGTGAGAATAGGCTGCCATATCGCAGGTTGGAGCAGTTGGCTAGCTCGTTGGCCTCATGAGCCAAAGGTCGCAGATTCGAGTTCTGCACCTGCAACTAAAGTTTTCTTCAAATTAAAATAAGGTGAAAAAGATTGATACATGTAGGCAGCTCGCCCGTGAGGGTAGGCTGCTTTTAAAGGAGCTTTCGTGTAATAGATTATATTCGTTCTAAATCAAGTGGAGTAGCTCAGTAGCTAGAGCGCCTGTTATAAATGCAGGAGGTCGATGGTGCGAGTCCATCCTCCACCCCTATAAGCTTCTTTTCGTTTTTCGTGAAATTTAATTGGTTAAAACGGCAAGCCCAGTAGCTCAACTGAATAGAGCCGTGGAACGAACCGCGAGGTTGGAAGTTTGAATCTTCCCTGGGCTTCACAAGTAGGTAAATTTTTGTATTTATTTTATCATTGTTCCTCTGAAAGCGTTCAGAGTGTATTCCATTATGATGATTAGATGAAAATGAAAACATTCTTAGATTTTCCTCTTGCTTGTGAAAGTAGGAGGTATCCGCTACATTAGCTCAGTTGGTCAGAGCACTTGATTTGTACCCAAGGGGTCGCAGGTTCGAATCCTGCATGTAGCTCAATGTGTTTGCCAAACGTTTTTTAAATTTTTTATTAGTTGGAAGAAGGGAGCGAGGTTGTTAAGTCATCCTCCTCACGATTCTTGACGTAGGCTATTTAGTAATGTATTCATATTGTATCACCACGTGCATCACCTCTCCTGCCTTGCGTGGTGGGCTAACCGGAGAGGTTCTTGTAGATGAAGGTAAAAAAGACAATAAGAGTGCGCAAGGAGACGGTTAATGAACTCCTTAAGCAGGAATGTGTTGATAAAATCGAGTTGTGGTATGATGGCAATATTGTCGTCAAGCTGCTTCCTGGCTACACGGACGGGAAACCTGAACTATGCAAGGGCGAATACCTCGTGCAGTTCAATAGTGGTAAATGGCAGAGGTTTGGAGCCGAGGCGTTCCAGAAGCTTCTGAAGAATCCCGGAAAGGAGGCAGGAGCAGCATGGGACGAGTAGGGTCGAAGAAATACAATGCTCCTGACGGGAACATATACGATTCCAGGGAAGAGTATCTGTACTTGCAGACCATCCTTGATGATCCTGACATAAGCTGCATACACAGACAGGTAACCATCACGGCCATCAATCCGGTATGGATGCTGAAACCAAAACAGCTTAAGACTAAGGTCAAGTACGAGAGAAGGTCACTGCTTTACGGTCATAACTATACTGCCGACTTCGTTTACCGGGAAGGTGAGAAGATTGTGATATGCGATGTAAAGAGCCTATACACCTCTAAGCTCAGAGAGTTCTCGATAACGACTAAGGCTGTCGTAGCAAGACTTATCGCCCACAACAGGAAACGTCACAACGGCGAGTCTGTCGTGATATTCCGCAAGGCTATCAAGATAAAGAAGAATGAGTGGAAAATCGTTGATTATCCACCGTCTGACTGCACCATTATATAAAAGGTATAAGTGTTTTATTGTTATATAGTTTATTTTTGTTGCTTTTGGCAGTGATGGCGGTAGAGATTAGAATCTCTGCCGTCATCTTGTCATTAGACTTTAATGAGACTTAATGTATGATAGTATTAGTAAAATGCCTGATATTCACAGTGCTGATGTTCGCCGTCGTAGGAATGGTTGCACATGCACTAGGGTTGGATAAGGAAAACAAGTAGTTTAATTCTAAATATTTTAAATTATGGATAAAGACAAAATTATCGTCAGTGTAGTAATTGACAAGCAGGCTCTTGTTGACAGCGCATTCGGCATCTCGGCGAATCCTTCTGATTACATTGAGCTTAAGAGTGTTATCGATGGAACTAATCAGTTTACTCGTGATGTAGACGAGTTTGATGATGAACGCAAGAAGGAGAAGAATACTGAACTCTTCGCCAACGTCGCATTGGATATCATCCTCAGTGACAACCCGGAGCTGGGTATCACAAAGCGACTCAAAGCGCAGAAGAACGCTTATCTCGACAAGATCAAGAAGCTTGATGAGCTCAAGGAGAAAGCAAAAAGTGGAGAGATGCCAGGTGTTGAAGGTCTCCGTATGTTATTGAAAATAATTGAGGAGGGTGAGTAATGGGTGTAGTATCAAAGTACAGTAACTTGTATGATGTCAAGAAGAACATTATCTGTCATGCTCCTGTCACTTCTTTACATTTCAAAAGTATCTTGAAGAAGGGCAACGAGCTTCCTATGATGAATGGCGTGACAACACCGGAATTGTTCGGAATTCACGCAGTCAAGAAATTCAAGCGTGGACGCTGGCGCCGAGTATTAACACATTAATTCATATAACAATGGCAAAAGAAAAAGCAACTATTGCAGCAACCCTCGGTCACGAGTACGAGGACCTGGAGGAGCGTGAGGACTTCCTCGCCAACAACGCTGATTCCGTCGAAAAGATGGAGTTCATCAAGCGATTCAACTCCGATGAGCTGATGAAGAAGAAGGACCTGTTCGCTCTTCAGTCTGCACGTGCATCTGACATCGAGGAGGAAATCAAGGATTTCCGTGAGCAGAAAAAGGCAGAGCTGAAGCCTATCAAGGAAGAGATTTCTTCTCTCCTTAAGGAAATCAAGCAGAAGGGTAGCATGGTTAACGAGAAGGTTTACAAGTTCGTTGACCGTGAAGCAAAGATGACTGCCTTCTATGACAAGGAGGGTAATCTTGTTTCTTCCCGTCCGGCAACACGTGACGAACTCCCTAAGAATATGTATTCAATTATCCGTGACAAGCAGGCTATGTAGTCTGCTTTCACTTTGTTTTAACTTTTAGACATTTTGTAAAATGGACAATGAAAAAATGCAAGTAAATTTTGCTCCGGGACAGACTTCTGCGGAGCTTGTTATCCGTGAGGTCGGCAACGAGAACCCTTATAAGCTTCCTGTCAAGGAACCGCTGAATCTTAGTGTGCATGGTGTTATTACTTGTATCTATGCTTTCCTTGAAAAGCGTTGGGGTACAGAACAGATTGACAAGGAGCATACACATATCCAGGTCAATCGAGAGGAACTTACCGTTACCCTTGTAACAAATGAGAACGATATGCGCAAGATGCAGACTATCGTAGGCTCCATTCAGCTGTCTCGCAAGTTTGCGGAATTCCATATCAACGACGGTCAGTTGTGGAGACCGGTACAGCTTGGTGACTTCTTCCGTCTCAACCGTTCTTACTTCGAGACGAAGGAGAAGAACATGGAGCTCGTCAATCTCCTTAAGAGCTTTTCAGCAAAGGTCCAGACAACAATCAAGAAGGAATTCAGCGACAATGGCTCTGTAACTGACAACTACGAGAAGGCGGTAGACTCTAACCTTCCTTCATCGTTCGTTATCAACGTTCCAATCTTCAAGGGCGCAGAGCCAGAGAAGCTTTCAATCGAGACTATCGCTCACGTTGAAGACAATATGGCATTGCTGACGCTTATCTCTGCTGGTGCAGAATGTATCATCGAAGAATCCCGCGACAAGATTATCAATACGGAGCTTGACAAGATTCGTAATCTCTGTCCTGAGATTCCTATTATGGAGGTATAATGAGTAGAATCAACGAAATCATCGCATCTATGCCGCCGGGAGTAGCAGCTGCCGTGGTCCACCTTAGAGAGGTTCATTCCTGCCTGATGGATCTCGACACAAATCACGCTAGAGCCCTGGCGGCTAGAGCTATCTATCTCGACTATATGGAAGGCGAGGGAAGAAAGCTCGGTAAGATTCCACGACACTACGAAAGAATCAATCCTGACGGAGTAAAGGTGACCGTGGAAACTTACTTCAGTTATATTGATAGAGTACATTAAATTTCAAAGCTATGGCAAACAGTAAAGTCGCTACATACTATAAGAGAAGCTGTCATGACTGCATACTGCTAGGGTTGTGTGATGACCCCAAGGCAAGTAACTCGGGGGACTACGTTTGCAGGCATTGGGATTGGAGGTACGAGTGATTAATTTTTAAAATTTTAAACGTAAAATGAGTAATACACAAGTTGCGGCACAACAAAACAATATGTCGCTCGGTGAGTTAATGCACTCACCTGCCGTAGTTGGAAAACTCAACGAAGTGTGGAGTAGCCCTCAGATGGCAAATAGCTTCATGAGTTCGGTTATCAGCGTTGCTAACGGAAATCCGCAGCTGCGAAAGGCTCAGCCAATGAGTATCATCGGTGCTGCTATGGTTGCCGCTACGATGCAGTTACAGGTCATCCCTACCTTAGGGCAGGCTTATCTTATTCCTTACGGCTCACAGTGTCAACTTCAGGTGGGATACCTCGGAATCTTGCAGCTCTGTCAGCGAAGCGGTCAGTTCAAGAAGATTCTTGCAGCTCCTGTTCATGAAGGAGAATACGTCTCCGGAGATGAGTTCGATGAAGACTATGTATTCGATAAGAAGAAGAAAACTTCTGATAAGATTATCGGATATATGGCAAAGTTCGAGCTTCTGAACGGATTTACAAAGGTTGCATATTGGGATATCGCCAAGGTCAAGGCGCACGCAACAAAGTTCTCTCAGGCATTCCGTGCCGGCTACAATTCTCCTTGGAAGTCTGATTTCGACGCTATGGCACAGAAGACAGTACTTAAGTCTATCCTTAAATATGCGCCTAAGTCTGTGGAGATGCAGAGAGCTATCACCTTCGATCAGTCAGTAGTTAACACAAATGCTTCTGACATTCAAGACCTTGATATCGACGCTTTTGCTCCAGAGTATGTTGATAACATCGAGAGCGAGAAGAAGGAGAATCTTGCTGCTATGGCCGCTGAGGCAGCAAAGAAGGAGGACAAGAAATGATTACCGACAATGTAGAACAGCGGAGTTTAACGTGGTACAGAAATAGGGTAGGCCACATAACTGGTTCTAAGGTTGCTGACATCATGAAGTCTGGCCGCAAGAAAGATGAGGTTTTTTCTGATACGGCTAAATCATATCTTTATCAGGTTGCCGGCGAACGTCTGTTCAATCCAACCTTCTTGAATGATGATGGAATCTTCCAGGATTACATCGACCAAGTTTCTGTAAACACAAAGGCAATGCAGTGGGGAGCTGATCAGGAGGATGCGGCCAAGTCTCTCTACATGCAGATGAACTTCCCGGAAGGTGAGATTGTTGAGCTTTCTTCTTGCAAGCACGATACTATTCCTTACTTCGCCGCAAGTCCTGATGGCGCAATCTATGGCCGTGACGGCGAAGACCTCAAAATAATCGAGGTCAAATGCCCGAACATCAATACGTATATGAAGTACCGAACTCTCATCCATGATGCAGCCTCGCTCAAAGAAACCGAGCCGAAGTACTACTGGCAGATGATGGCTGAGATGAGTTGTACCGGCGCTAAAGGCGGAATCTTCATCGTATATTGTCCTTGGCTGTCGAAGCCTATTCATTGGGCTGAGATTGACAGAGTGGAAGATGATATCAAGCTTATGGAAGATAGAGTAATCCTCGCAAACGATTTCATTAACGAAATTATCAATAATTAAATGGCAGACATAACAGGAAAAATTATCGCAGTGTTGCCGACACAAAGCGGAACATCTGCAAGAGGAACACAATGGAGTTCACAAACTGCGGTCATCGAAACACACGAGCAGTACCCTAAGAGGTTTGCTTTCGATGTACTTGGTGACAAAATCACAGAGTTTAACTTGCAGGTTGGTGAGGAAGTTACAGTATCATTTGACATCAATGCCCGTGAGTATAATGGAAAATGGTGGAACTCGGTAAATGCTTGGCGGGTCGTTCGCCAGGGCGGTCAGCAGGCTCCTATGCAGGGTGGCTACAATATGAATCCTCAGGCTGGCGCCCAGGCTGCCCAAGCAGCACAACAGGCAGCTATGGCCGGAGCACCAAACCCGATGAATCCAAACAATCCGTTTCCACCGGCACAGCAGCCAGGAGCACCGGCAGGGCAAGCTGATAATTTACCCTTCTGATCTGGCGGTCAAGCTGAAACTGATTAAAGATACATTCAACGCAGAAATAGTGTATGATGTATAACACCAAGAATCCTCTTGAAGTGCAGAATCTCAGACTGAGGATAGAGAAGCTGATTGAAAAGCAGAGTATGGTAGAGGTTGTAGAAAAGAAGGCAAAGACACTTCAGCAGTTGAAGTACCTTCATACAATCCTCGCTTACTTCGGCTTGCAGACCGGCAATACTCTAGATGAAGTCAAGACCTGTTACTTCAAGAGGATTGTTAATAGAGACTTGTTTGTGCGGAAGAAGCACGATGATTTGCTCGGAACAGATAGGGAATACGTAATATCGACCGCAAAGCTTACGAAAGAAGAGTTGTCTGAGGCTATCGAACGTTTCAGAAACTGGTCTAGTAACGTAGCAGGTATATACATTCCTTCTTCTGAAGAGTATATAGCGTTGCTCCATATCCAGCATGATATCGAACGAAACAGACGCTACCTGTAGTGGTCGTTGAATAACATTCATTTTTTATACAATGGATTCTTTTAAGATTAGCAAAGAACAATATTTCGATTTGATGAAACTTGACAGGGTAAATGCCGTAAACTTGTTTCTTTATCTCCTTGCAAACGCAGATGATAACGGAACATTGATTGTTAGCATCCGCAAGATTTCGAGTGAACTTGATATAGGTTTGCGGACTGTAAGAACCATACTTAAAAAGTTGTATGCTACGAATATAGTGACACACCAAGTGACACACAAGGGTAGTAGTGTAACTGTCGTCAATATAGATTGTTACAAGATTCCGAAGCCAATAGGTGACACACCAAGTGACACACTAGAAGTACGAAAACATGCATTTGGCGAAAAGCTTATTCCGTACATGGAACAATACGGAAAAGCGCTTATTCGTGAGTTCTTCGATTACTGGACTGAGCATAACGAGAATGGTAAGAAGATGAGATTTGAGAAAGAAAAAACTTTCGAGATTTCACGAAGACTTGCTAGGTGGAGCAAGAATAATAACAACAATAAGCCTTCGAAATCAAGTCTTCCGGTTGGTATGAATTTACAAAATAGTAACAATAGTGAAAGATATAAGCTCGACGATAGATGGAACAAATAATTGATAACGAATATTTCAGAAACCTCGTATCTCAAATGCGAGATACTGGTTACCCGCAAGAAATTGACAGAGTACAGATAAGCATTCCTAACGCAGAGAAACGTTTGCGTGGAGGCTTGCAATATGTAGTAAATATGAAGTCTGGATGCAATGCAGAATGGAACGAACACAATTACCGCCCCATTGTTGATTGGATGACAGACAACAAAGGAAAAGGGTTATTGATGTTCGGCGGCTGCGGATTAGGCAAGTCGGTAATCGGAATGTATATCCTTCCTCTTCTTATTAAAGATGTACATAAAAAGGTGGTGAACATCTTTAGCGCACAAGAGTTGAATCAAAAGATTGATGAAATCCTTAAGCTACACATTATCTATATTGATGATATTGGCACAGAGGATAATCTTAATTCTTACGGTAACAAGCGTATGCCATTCGCCGAGCTTTGTGATGCAGCAGAGAAAAAGGGAAAACTACTCATGCTTACAACTAACCTCAGTATTGACGAGCTTACTCAGAGATATGGAGATAGAGTTGTGGATAGACTGATAGCAACAACAAAAGCAGTTCCTTTTACAGGTGATTCTTTGAGAAAGTAATTATGGCGGACGTAAGTAAAATGGCAGAGGAATAGCTCAGTGAGCACCCTGATGCGACAAGGAAAGAAATATGGTTAGCTGGTTATTGGAAATCTACCGATAACTGGTGCAACCGAACCAAGTAAATTCTAGAATTGAAAACGAATTAATATATAGATAAATATGAGTCATTTTTTAACATTGGTAATTGGCGATGAGCCAGAGAAACAACTCGCCAAGTATGATGAAAATCTAGAGCTGCCTATGCATTTATATATGACAAAAGAGCAGCTTATTAGCGAGAAACGTAAGGAGATTGAGGAATACAAAAAGAATTACTATGATGTGTTCCTACAAGATAAAGATGCATATCTTGCCAACTGTTGCAAGGAACATGCAGATTATATCGAGAACGAATTTCCAAAGCATCTTAACTGGACGGACGAACAGATGTACGAGGATGCCGTGAAATATTACCGTATGGATATAGATGATGGAAGCGAGAATATTGAGATACATGAGGACGGCAGCGTTTGGCGCACCTATAATAATGATGCCAAATGGGATTGGTATCAAATGGGAGGCAGATATGCTGGAAGACTTCAATTAAAGGATATATCGAAGAAAGCTCCATTATACTATCCGAATTTTCCAACGTTCTATTCAAGAGAAGACCTTAATTACTTCAAGAAACTAAAGGCAGAAGGTCGTTGCGACCAAGCACGCATTAAAGATATATCCAATGTAGAAGAAATATCAGCATTCGCAGTTGTTAAGGACGGAAAATGGTATGAGCGTGGAAAAATGGGTTGGTTTGCCGTAGTATCAGACGAAAAAGATAAAGATGTGTGGATTGAAGAAGTGAAACAACTTCTTGCATCACTTTCTCCTGACACTCTTTTAACGATGTATGATTGCCACATATAATAATTAACAAAAAATATTTCAAAATGACGCAGAAAGAACGTATTGAGAACGCTACCACAAAGCAAGCGGTAGTGTTCATCTGTATCTACTCCTGGGTTATTGTGAGAAACCTAGGAAGAGCAATCAACAAGGCAGTACACAAGCTGCCCTGGTTGTTCATCGTGGTAACGGTAGTAATATCAATCATCGTTAGCTTCGTCTTTATATCTAAGGCTAGAGCAGAGCGAGATAGCTATAATCAGAAGCTAGTACACGCAACACAGCAGCTCGATAGCTATATGGCTGCATACGGGAACATCAAATCAAAGTAATATGAAGAAATACAAACATTCAATAGTGGTGATCCTGCTCGTTATTGCAGCTGTCATCGCAGGTTACGGATTCATCTGTTTTATGGTTGAACACGTTTTCCTTTCGCTCCTGATGGTCTTCTGTATCAGTTGCGCATTGGCTGTAGAGAGGGAGGTGTAGCATGCAGACAGGATGGAATCCAAACTTCTCTAGACCGGTATTGGCTAGAATTCCGGTCAAAGTACCAACCGAAGAGCAGGTGAATCGCTTCTATATGCTCTTCTACTCTATGGTCGGTGGTTTTGCATCAATCGTTCAGACGCAAATCACCGATACGTATAACCTCATCAAGGAGAACAAGAAAATCTTCCGATTCGAGGCGAAGAAGAGAATCACAGAAGCAAAGGAGTGCTCAGACGAACTCATCGATGTCTTTATGCACTATATGAAGGAATGCGGTATGTCCGAACTCTGGCTGGATATGACTGATAACATCGAGGATGACTTGAAACTTGATGTCCAGAAATGCTTCTATGCCATCGATAATCAGTTCCACAAGCATCACGTCAAAGAGCATAAAATGTACACAATGCTTCTGATGTCTGAACTGATGAGCAGTATGCTTGTAAGCTCGGTAGAACGCTTTGCTGAGATGATGGATAAGTATAACGGTATTCATGCCGTCAACATCGCAGAACGCTTCACGAATCCTATTCGAGGAGTTCATGCTCGCATGCGCAATGCTATGGAGATTCTCTACCCGGTCAAGGTTGACAAGGAAGTCTTCTCTGAATGCCCGGACAAGTTCAACCTCGGCTTCGAAATTATCGGCCAGAAGGTACTCGACTGGAAACGTGCCGAGAAAGCTCTTGCGAATGCCTGTATCCTCAACGGCTTCAACCTTAATGCTGACGGCGAATTCCTGGAGAATGAGCAGGATAATACCGGTACTCCTTGGAACGAGACTCACGTAAGGGCTTTGAGGGTCGCTTATTCTAACACTTCGAATAAACAGATTGCCAGGATCCTCGGCAGAAGCGTTTACGAGGTTACTAAGCAAGCTAAGAAACTCGGATTGAAGAAATCTGAGGAATATCTCAGAGAAACTAGAATAGCTAACTTAAAACGTAAGAAAAATGAAAAAGATTCCAACGCTGTACACAAAGAACAGTGACGGAGAGAATGTTCAATTCAAATGAGTGAAATAATATGGCTACAGCAAATTTTGAATAATACAACTTCCACGACACAGAATGAGCGAAAGTAAGTCAAGGCTTTATGCCCATATACCTTCTTAGCCCCAGCACAATACTGGTCGTGGAGGTCATTATAAAACTTAATAATATGATAGATAAGAAAATAGAAGAAGCTGCAAGGCTTGACGATAAAGAATACTACGATAGATTATCTGATAATGATAAATGTTTCTTTGAGTATGGATTTAGACGTGGATATAATCGGGCTTTGAAGGACTTGTGGCATCCAAATACAGAAGATCCAGAGAAAAATAGAATATGTTTGGTAAGAGTTGTTTATCATCCTAATCATGGGATGCTTCAAGATGAAGAAAGAATAGAACAATCATCATTTCACGATTTTGGTTGGTATGATTACGATTTCAAATATATTGGAGTTGATTATGATATTGTTAGCTATCTCTATGTTGATGAATTACTCCCGAAGAAAGGAGGCAATCATGATTAAGGAAGTAACAATGTACTCTGTTGTATGTGACAGATGCGGAAAGACTTATGGTGTGGACGATGGCATTGACTGTTGGGTGGACATCTGTACTGCTAGAGAACAAGCAACGGAATCCGAATGGGTAGAAATTGGCGATAAGCACTACTGCCCAGACTGCTATGAGTTTAGCTATGAGTTAGAAGAGTATGTTCCTAAAAAGAAAGGAGGCGACCTATGAAGATATTCACATTCGATGTTATGCTCAACGGAAGATTCGTCTGCACATTAAAGTATAAATATTGTGCGCTATTCCCCATAGATTTTGAAGATTTAGAGAAGTTCGTCCTCAAAAAGAGACCTACTTTGAAAAGCAAGGATTTTAGAATTGTATTTTGATAATGAAAGAGCTTAAAGTTGGAGATAGATTTTTACTTCCATATGGCGATGATGGACGTTTGATTGAAGTTCAAGAACGAGACCGCCATTCTTTATGTGATGGATGTTTTTTTTATGATTTCATCTGTATGAATACAGAATTTGGATATTGTGATTTTGAGAGACGCTCAGACCACAAGAATGTAATCTTTAAAGAAGTAAAAAAGTAAAGCGTATGAAAGTATATGAATACAGAATCGTAAAGATAGAGAAAGGTCTTTTTCTCATCGAGTATAAGACCCTTTCTTTTGGAGTTTGGCATGAAGTAGATAAAAAGTTCAAGACTAAGCCAAAGGCAGAAGCTTGGGCTAGAAAGAACTTAGTTTAATGAAGTAAAGCGTATGGATAAGTTAGAATACATTCCAGGAGATTTGGTAATGACTAATGGGGCACAACTAGGTACAGCTAGATATGTCATTTACAGAGTAACATCATCCGACCCATCAAAGACATTAAAGTTGGACAATGGAACGGTTCTTAAAGGTGTTGTCTGCTTAGAGAATATCGAAGGTGCGGAATTAGGAGAGAGAGGCTATCTCTCAGGTGACTGCTGTGCTTGGGTTAAGGATATTGTTCCTATCAATCTTGCGCCCGCAATTATGGAGAAGAATGGATGGAAGAAATTATATGAGAAATCACATGAGAAATTCTTTGAGAAGAACGTTAACTATATTCACTTAACAATAAAGCTTAGAGAAAATGGATACGTTGCTATTAACAGAATCTTTATAATGGAGATACATTATATCCACGAACTCCAGCATTTTCTCTTCGGTCTAGGACTTAGCTCAGAAATGGAGGTGTAGGTATTGTGATAATATTAATAATAGTAATGTTTTTGGGTATATTTATGGCTATTTTCGGATTGTACTTGATTAAAGATATATGGCTCGCTGCTATAGGTGTCATTCTTTTTATATTAGGTGTAGTCATTTTTATATTATCATTTATTAATTTGATATATTTGATTGTTTAACGCCTTCGGGCATAAATAGAGGTAATATGGCAAAAGAAGAATTATCTAGAGCTAACAAATTAAGCAATTTTATTGAAGCTTATGAAGTAGCTATCGAAAGATATTGTAATGGTGTGTAAGTTAATGAAAACAGATTGGGGTGTGCTCTAATAGATATAAACAAGTATGCGCCAAAAGAATCTGCCGACATAAAGAATGCTATAAAAAGAGCTTTAAATAGCATTAAGAAAGAGTTTGATGAGCTTTAGTAACTAACCATCCTGCAAAGGATATAAATGTAAGTAATATGGAACAAATTTCATTAGAAGACAAAGTTAATAATACTTTGAAATGGCTCGCAAATCAAATTGCGTGTATCCAAGTATATAAAAAGTGGGACGAAGAATTTAAAAAGGAAAGTCTCAATGATGCTTGGCAAAAAGTTCAAGAACAGTTTAAGAAAGATATTGATTGGAATACTCTTACAGAAAGCCAATGTAAGGCTTTGCATTTTGGAAGTTGGCAATCCGAAGAAGATATTGAGGAAGAAATTTCTTGTTTACAATCTGAATTAGATAAGGGGAATCTTACAAAGGAGCAATTTGACAAAAAGGTTGCCAACGAGAAAAATACTCTTGGACTTCGTTTGATTCCGCTATATCTCTATCCTTCATTGCCTATAGGCATTACCCTAACGTCTATTGGAGGAGATGAGAGAGTTTTTGATGGCTCAAACATTGATACAGATATTAGATTTGGATGCCTTGCATGGGGTATTAAGCCGAAAAAAGATTAACTAACCACCCTCTCCCTTTTACAGGAGAGGGTAAAAAAGAAAAGAATATGAGATTAAGTGAATTTAAAGCAGGAACTATCTTAGTTGATGGTGATGGCAAAGTGTTTATCCATGATGGCTTTGTTAACGCTGATGGATATGGTGTGATTATCGGTGAAGATTCTGACGGAATGATTCAGAAGTCAAATGGTATTGGTAACTGGATGAAGGAAGGCTGCTGGAGAGAAGCAACTTCACAAGAAGTCAGTGAGTTTTTCGCTAAGGTTCGTAAAACGCAGAAGATTATCAATTACTAGGGAGGATAAGCAATGAGTAAAATTAAGAAATTATTAAGTCAAGCATTCAGTCAGCTTGATGAATACAATAAAGGTGGTGCTACTCAGCATATCCTTCTTTGGAAGGCAATGGGTAATATTGAGGATGCACTTAAAGAGTTGGAGGATTGAGTATGACAGAACCTTACGAAGGCTATACATGTTGGAGACTTAGAAATGGACAGTCTTGTGACTATTGCCCTGAGTACTCTGATTGCCAAGCAAATAATGATGATAATTAATAAGTAAAGTAATATGAACAGAAATCAAGCTAAAGAATTTTATCCTATTCTGCAAGCTTATGCAGAAGGAAAGATAATAGAAACAAGAAGAAAACCAACCGCAGACAACAACGGAGTAACAAAAGATGGTTGGTTTGAGTTCAATGATTGGACTGAAATGAAGGAACTGGAATATTGGATAAACGTGGATTACCGCATAAAGCCAGAACCAAAGTACCGTCCATTCAAGGATGCAGAAGAGTGTTGGGCTGAAATGCTCAAACATCAGCCATTTGGGTGGGTGAAAAACAAGGAGTCGCAAGCCCTTTTTGTATGCAAGGCTATCGGAAAACTTATTGCTATAGGAATTGAAGATACTCCTTACACATATAAACACCCATTCGATACATATACCTTTGCCGACGGACTTCCGTTTGGCGTAAAAATTGAGGAGAAATAGCTATGACAGCATGGGCAGCAGTTGATAAAGATGGTACAGAATGTATCTATGCTGACAAGAAGCCTCTTCGAGGTAAAGACAAGTGGGGTCCAGATTCATGGGACTATCTCTCTGATGAAGCTTTCTATGATTTCGTTGAAATTCCTAAAGGCTCAATCAAAAAACTCATCGGAAAAGAATTGTCTTGGAACGATGAGGCAGTCAAACTTGGATAGATAATAAATGAGAAAGGTTACTTGTATTTGCGACACAATTATAAAGGGTGTTACGTTTGTAAAGGGCTGTGATTACAGAGTTGATTATAATCCATTTATAGGAATAATGATATATGCCCCATTCGGCTACATAAATATCAGTAAATGGCAGCTCGATAACTATTTTATTTAAAATTATAGCTTATGAAAATAGAAAACATAAAATTCAAGGCAAAGAAGACATTGGATGGGAAATGGATAAAAGGTGACTTGGTTCATCACAGAGATTCTGATAACGTCTGGATCACAGACTATGAGAATCAACTGACATCGCCAGTTGTTCCATTTACCGTCTGTCAGTTCACGAGCGAAAAGGATATGAACGGGAAGGAGATTTATACTGGCGACATCATATCCAACCTTGAAACAGGAAGTGTTGTTGAGGTGGTATGGAACGACAGATTGAAAAGACTGGATTGTAAAATCCTTAATGGGGTAAATGGTGCAGGTGTTCCTTTAGGAATATTTGTGTCAAGATACAAAAGAATCGTTGTATTGATGTCAAAGTTTGATAAGGAGAAGTAGCGTATGGAAAATAATATGTTTGAAGATATTGTTGCCGAAGGCAATATAGTTGTGATAGATAATGATTGGATTGTGTTATGTAAGCGTTGGAGACCAGAGTGTTACAATCTCTTCTGCTATCTTTATCTTCACAAGGAATATAAGAATTTAATGGTAGGCTCTCATTTTACGATGACCGAGGATAAAAAGAAATCTACTCGGTTGGCTACCAACGAGGAACGTCTTATGCTTTTTGAGGAAATGTTTAAGTATGGAATTGCTTTCGATAAGCACGTCCATCATTTGATTGGAAAGTTGGTTGGCGTATGAAGATTAGATTAGCAAAGAAGATAATGAAGTACAAGTCTATAGTTGATGAGTACAATAATGTCGATGGCTCAGTGTGCGATGGTATGAAAGAATCATATTGGTTAAAGCGAATGTTCGACCATATCAATGGAGTGTATGATGAAGCATTTGACCCTCCTGCCTATGTTCCTTTCAAAGACCACCGCATCACCAAGGCGATAATTTTAGTTGAACGTTGGAATGCTCGCAGGTACAGAAACGAGGCGGCAAAGTTTAATAAAAAGAATCCGTTCCGTCCGAGAGATCTTCGTCGTAGTGTAGAAAGATTAAAACAGTACAGCGTATGAATGAAGAAAAATGCTGCGGTAACTGCCTTTGGATGGGACGCGAAGACATCTTAGGCAATGGATGGTGCTACAGAAAAGATTGCGAAACATCTTGTGATAAGGTTTGCAAGAAACATGAATTTTAAACTTTAAATATTTAAATGGAAAAGATTTACAGACATTTCAAAGGAGGTTATTACAGATTTATTACTGAGGTCACTAATAGTGAAACTCAGCAAAAGGAAGTAGTTTATATGGCACTCTATGGTGAACACAAGATTTGGACGCGCCCTGCCGATATTTTCTACGGTAAAGTTAATGTTGGAGGTGTAATAATGAACCGGTTTACCGAAGTTGTTGGTGAACCAGTCTTATTTAAGAAAACGGACGAGAATGCTATTATGCCAACTAAGGCGCACGATGATGATTTCTGCTACGACTGCTATGCTGTATCAGAAATAGAGATTTACCCTAATGTATGGAAGTATGGTCTAGGATTCGCTTTACAGATTGAAGACCAAAAGAAACCTGTTAACATTTCAAGATGTTTTACATTTCGTTCACGTTCTTCTATATGTAATACAGGAATGATTCTTAGTAATGGTATTGGTACAATAGACAATTATACAGGCGAGATTTCTGCTGTCTTCTATCACGTATTTCCAAAAATGCCGCGATATAAGGTTGGTGACAAAGTGGTACAATTTCATCTTGAAACTTGTGACAACATCATGCTTATAGAGACGGATGAGTTAAACAAAACAGAGCGTGGCGATAACGGCTACGGCTCTTCTGATAAGAAGTAGCCTATGAACGTACTTACAGACGAACAGAAAAATTACATAAAGGAGCATCCGTGTGAGTCACCAAGCAAATTGGCAAAGTCATTCGGATGCACCGTACAGACCATCTACTGGTGGCTACATAAGCTACACGGGGATTTCTTTATTCAAAGAAAGAAGGAGGCGAAGGAGGAAAGGAATCAGGTTATCCGTGAGCTCTATCCGACTCATTCGGCCACAGAGGTAGGAAAGAGGCTTGGTATAACAAAAGCTTCGGTCAACGAACTTGCAAAGAGACTGGGGGTCAAGCATACAGATGAGACTACGAAACGAATACAGAAGGAGAGTGCTGCTCGTACCCGCACCGATGACGCTAACAGAAAGAGACAGGAAACGCTGAGAAAGGTTCTTGCCGTCGAGAAACTGAGAGCTGCTAGCGGTTTGCCACAGAAGACAAAGCGTAAGTTCAAGACTATCCCGGACAAGTGCATGAATGCCAGGAACTATCTTTGCCGCAAGTACAACTACTTCTACGACAAGGATTACGGAGAGCTGCTCACTTTGTTCTTCGACAGCGAAACAAGATTGCTGACCGACGAGCAGAAGAAACACTACGAAACGGAGTATAGCATCAAGTTTCTGCAAGCTGAAGAAGATTGATATCCAAATGCCAAGAGGCGACTATCCATCACGGACGGTCGCCTCTTTTTTTTGTTTTAACCAAATAATAAATATAAACAAAATCCATTAAGTTAAAATGAGAAAAAACTAAGAACGTTTATGTAATTTCAACCTCCAGCATATCCAGCCCAAGATGGCGAGGATACCTATGAATAAACAGACAGATGATACCTTTCCGATGTTCAGGAATACCCTATCTGTCTTTGATAATTGTTTTTCGACACATACCCTGTCTTTCGATATTTTGCTTATTACTGAGATCAATGAGTCGCACTTGCTATGATATATCGCAGCACTATCCTTGTATTCCTTAAGGCTCGAAATACTATCTCTCAGTATCTGTACATCTTCCTGTGATATCTCGTGATATTCGTAGTGGAATCTGTCTTCGCCGACTTTATTACCGTTGGCATCATACTTTGAAGCCGTGCTATCCTTGACATGAGTTTTCTCTTTTGAAGTTGATCTCACGGACTCCTTGTGCGACGCTTGATAGAAAATCAACTCCTTTATTAATCTTGCATTAAAGAGCGAATCCCATTTCGCGTCGTTTCGTTTATCTGCGATATATGTCTGCTTCTCTACAATGCGCTCTTTAGCATTGCACCTACAGAACATAGATAGAACCAGCATCGTCACAGTAACGATGGTTATAATCTTTGCAATCTTATCAATCAGTCTCATAGTCAAGCGAATTAATTCTGTTCAGCCATCCCTTCTTGAACTTTTTGTTCTGTGGCCTGGCCTGACAGATACGGTCAATATAATCTTTTCTTTCCTGCACGATGGTGTCGAACAGTTCTCTACCATCTCTTGCGTTAATGGCGGCAATTGTCTTTGAACCAACAATACCATCAACGGAAACTCCGAGCACCTGCTGAGGAATCTTGATACCATAGGAACCGCTGCACCAAAGCCAGTCTACCAGGATATTGGCTACATTCTGGTCCTTGATATCATCGGCCTTCCACTTATCCCAGTAATACTTCTTGAAAATGATACCCCATTGTACCCGAGTCATACGCTTCAAGTCTTTTGCGGTCTTTTTGCTGCCGAACACAGAACGGTACGTAGCGAGAGTCACACCCATATTTGTTGCGCCGCCCAAATCGTCCTTGTCGTTAACGAAGCCACCTTCCCATTTGAGAATGAATGGCTCAAGAATCTTATGGTTTGCCATTTTTGCTTTCCTCCTCTTTTTTATCGAATTCCTGGTTCAACCTCGCCAAGATCGGCTTCCAGTAGCTAGGCAATGCCTTCGCGAACTCGAATCTTAGAATATAGTAAATAACCCTGAATGAAATATTCTTAGGGTACGCCTTGATAAGGTTCTTAAACGCATTGCAGACGTACACATAGCAGAATATATACGTGAGCATCTTGATTACAAACAAAGCCTCGCTTCCGTCGTTACAACAGACTATGATGCTGTATATGACGTAATCAATGGTCAGGTATAGCAACATTTCCAAAATTGCGTTTTTGAACTTCGATGCAGAAAAGTTCTTGCACCGCACAACACTTACGCCATCGGCCCTCATTCCGCAGAATATGTTAAAGCCGAAAGCGATTACCAGCGCCAACACGAAACCTTCGGTCGGCGTTGCAAAGGCGAGTATAGCAGAGGAGATTGTCACCGCTATCTGCCGGATTTGGGAAGAATCTAACAAATCTATCATAATCGTTATCCTGAATATATAAAAATAAAGTCTCGGTCTCTTTCTGCAAAGATAGCAAAAAAAGTCGAGACTTCATTCAGAATAACGAAAAAATCAGATATTCAGATCATAATACGGCAGTCCTCCGTTCTCCAGGAAAGAAATGCATTCGTCGAAAATCTTTCTTTCGTAGTCGAGCGTATTGATTTTCGGGAACCATTTCTTTATCTTTGCGTCGTTGCGCCTTACCATTTCGCCCCAGAGAACACACCAATCATTAATAGTAATGTTGTCATTCTTGACCTCATGCCAATAGTCTTTTGCAACATCTTTAGTATGAAGCTGCTCAATGAGACAAAGGTGCATATCTGCCATTTCTTCGTCATAATGACACGCACCAATCTCTCCCTTGACCTGCTTCATCATATCAAGCATTACACTATCGTTCATTCCGACCTCGCAGCAATCTGCCATGATCGTAACGCAGTTCTTGATAGCCTGCATGTCATTGCTAGCTATAATGTCTTCGAATACCTTTTTCATAACCGTATATTTTTGATTTTACTTCAGGAAATACTCTCTGATGTCGTACACGCCATCCTTATCCTTCAGCAGGTCAAGTGCGAGGTGGTTGGCATACTTAACCAGATGCTCAGTGCCAATATCCTTTACGTCATCCTTTCCGAGTATCTTGGCAATGGTGCATCCGTGGTCGCTTACAACCTGATTCATGGCAACGTACAAAGCATAATCGTTGTAGTAAGGCTTTTCCTCTGTAGCAAGTCCGAGTCCATTCATTGCATTGATCCATGTCTGCATATCCCAGGTTGCAGATGGATTCATGCCGTTTACAATCTCAGATGCCTCCTTCTTGGTGAGATAGTTCTTCCATTTTATGGCGCAAAGCTTATCAAGATACTCTTGTGCCAACTCTGGGTGCTTCGCTGCCATATCATTCATCATGCAGCGCATCGTGTTACCGAATACGTGCATGTATTTTACGTTTGTTGATGAAGCCATCATTCCATAAAGCTCATCAAATTTACTCATAATCTCTTTTGCTTCCATATCTTATATATTTTAACCTATTATCAAATCTTTCAAGTCTACAAAGTCCTCCTCTGTGAAGTTGATGCTTCGCTTGCTCCCAAAGAGGATAGCAGTAGCAATTCCATCTGGCAGGTCAATAGACACAACTCCTTTGTCGATATGTCCGTGTATAAAACCTACATCGAATTTGTAATCTTCCACGGATTTTAGCATCTGCATCATATCTTCAAATATCGTATTGGCATCTATGTTGCCGTCTTCATCAGCGATGAATAGGGTAGCGTTGTCAATGCTCTTGCCCCAACTATCTTTGTGCTTGGCGATGATGTTGTGCGCCGCACGTTTCATGTATACTGATGGTATGGCGAGCATCTGGTTAGCCTTAACCATATCGTCTATTCTAGCATCTGCCCACAAATCAAGCGATGTAAGCAGTTTCTCTTTCAATTCTGTTACGTTCATTTCTTAGTTCCTCCCTTCTTTGTCCCTTGAACCATAGCGAGATACTCTTGCCAAGTTTTATCACTATGATTTGTCATATAGTCGTTAAGCATAGCGGTTTTCTGCTCTTCCGCCTGTGCTACTTCTTTTCTCAGTCGTTGCATCAAAGACAAATGTTTCTTTAATGCCTCCTGTCCTTGCTGAGTGCTTTCGATACGAGGGCGTATGATGCGCAATTCCTCGTCTTGCACTAGCTTAGACACATATTGCAAGCTATTGACGTATTCCTGATTCTGCATCAAATACTGCCTTTGCGCCCCTGTAAGATTGTCCTCAATTTTGTCAATCTCATCCCAAAGGGGTGTCTGTGACTGCTGCGCTTGCATATTGATAGATGCTCGCTTCTGCTGTATTGCCTCGTACATCTTCTGTAGTTCGGTATCCATCATCTGCGGCTGTTGCTGACTTGTACCCATATCCAATAATGGGCTGTTTCCAAAATTCATCATAATCAATATCTTTAAGTTGGTGATATATTATAGAGAGGTGAGAGGGCATCCACCAACGAGGGCAAACACCCCTCACCAACTCATTTCTTCTTAGTCCTTTTTACAGACTTCCTTACTGCTCTGTTACGCTCCTGTAGTGGGCGTGGAAGGAGCAGTGCTGTTACAGCAATAGCTTCCGTAGCCTGAAATTACTGGCGTAGATGGGAGTACCAACTGACCACGCAAGCAATTGCAGGTCTTCTCGTTCACGTAAGCCATCATAAGCTTCTCCTTGTAAGGAGTGAGGGCTTCCATCACGGCTACCTTCTTGTCAAGGTCGCTATACTTTGCTTGCAACGCATCGTACTGGTCTCTCTGATTCTTGTACAGACCGAAGTCCGCATCAATCTGAGACTTGTACAGACCGAACTCTGCCTCAATTGCACGGCGGTTCTCAGCGTTGATAGCATCGTTAGCACCTTTATACATAGAGAACTTCTCTGCGATGTCAGTCTCACGCATAGCGTAGAACTTGTTAGCGGTGTCGAGCTTCAAACCGAACATATCGGTAAGCAACTTCACCTCGTCAGCGCATTCCTTCTCCATCACCTGCAAGGCGGTTGGCTGATTAGAGCTTGAGTTAGCCCCGTAAGTGTTGATGTTTACGTTCTCAGGCATATTGCTGCCGAGTGAACCAAATACGCTGCGGTTGTTACCGCCAAGCAACCAAGCACCAGCACCGAGTGCTGTGCCGATGATACCAAGGGTCAGACCAGCATTACCTGTTGTCTTAGAAGCATAATCATCGTGCTTCTTCCCCTCTTCGTAGATTTTCTTCTCTACTACTTTTGCATCTGTCATCTCCATAATAATACAATCTTTTGAAATCCTTAATATTAACTAACACTATTGTAACGTTACGGATGCAAAGGTACAAAGAATAGGGGAGAGCAAATATAACTCTATCACACTTTCTTTTATTGCTTGATTATCAGTGATTTAAGGTGATAGTGGGTAATATCATTTTAAACCAATATATATTTTTGAAGAAATATTGTATATAATTTCTCCGAAATATTGTATTTTTAAATCCACGAAATCTGGGAAGTCAGAGTGACAGTTGCAAAAATTGTAACAGTCACTCACGCAAACTGAAACAAAAAAAAGAGAGGCAATCACTTACCTCTCTTTAACTTATAAGAAATGTTCAAAGTACAGATACAATCCTACCCCGAACCACATTATCAATATCATAGTTGATGATGTCACCCAAGATAGAAAGAACTTATTAACCTTCTTATATTCGTAGGAAAGGTACAGATAAGCAATGAACGTGCTGTTAATGATTACCATTATCGCTACTATAATCAAAGTCTGAAACATAAAATCCATGATACTCATATATATGCTCGCTTGACCGTGCTGCGATAGGGCTTAATACGTTATGATTTTCTCTTACTCTTAATGAAGTGCAGAATATCCCACTTCTTCCAATACCTAGTGTGCCCACGCTTCTTGCATTCGCCATTAGGAATATCGCCTCTAGCAACCATACGGTTAAGTGTAGCATCAGAAACGTGAAGCTTCTCCTTGACCTCCTCGGTAGATAGCATCGGATTGAGCATATCTGGTATGATGTCGCACAATCTATCCAAATCATCATCACTCATTCCGCAAGCGGTGACCTTCTCACCATTTCTCTGTTGCTCGTCAGCCTTAAAGCAAGCATCACTCAATGACTTCAAAGCTGTGCCGAGTATCTTATAATTCAATATCTTTCCCATAATCACGCACAGATTTTACGTCCTAATTTGGTTCTGCTAATAAACATATCTGCAAATCCATATAGATAAAACATTGCCGTTACAATCATAACTGTAAAGCAAGAATCAACCATATCTTTAGTTGTATACCAACTCCACTCCACGATATGCGCAGCATTCACACCAAAGAAATAAAAGAAAGGTATTCTGTATCTCCAGCACAAGAAGAAAAATCGGCTTGCTAATATCAAAACCATAGGCAGAACATACACCATCAAGTAGATGAATAAATAGCAGGGAAAACTCTCATTGTTTGTTATGAACATTTCCCTTGGATGCTGACTAAAATCCCACATTCCATAAGCGTGTAATAGCATAATCGTAATTGGAACATACTTGCAGAACCATCGGAAGAACTTCAAGATTCTTCTGGAATATCGGTTACCATACTTCATGAGCATCCCCATAAGTTCAGTAACATCTACGTCCTTTATCAACCGTTGGACTTCGGTTTCTTGTTCTTGTGTCATAAGCTATTATATTTTAGTTGATTTAAAAGATTGATGCCGCAAAGATACGCATTTTTAAAAGTAAGAAGTCGGCTTTAGGATAATTTTTGTGTTAAACTTTATAAAATGTAACAATCCGTAACTAAACAAAATAGCGTTAGAACGGCTTTCTTGCCAAATTCTAACGCTATTATTATATCTACACTGGTATTATCCTATCACAACATCAAGGGTCTCCATATCAGCGAACTTCAAGCCGCAATCCTTAGCAGCCTTGAAAAGCTCCTTCTCGTCAACTGCCTCGATGGCTACCTCTACCTCGGCATTGGCAAGGTCTGAGAAGTACTTCTCGGTCTTCTGCTTCTGATTGAAGAAATACTCATTGACCTCAGCGAACTTGGCAGAATCGTCCTTGGTGTATTCGTAGCCCTCATCGGCGTGCTTCTGTTCCAACTGCTGGCACTCCTGGAGCTTGCGCTGCATCTCATCGAACTTATCGTCCTTCAAGCTCTCCTGTGCTTCCTCTACGTCCTTGTCGTAGGTATCGGCTACATGGCGCAGAGCCTTCATATTCTTCCATACTCGCATAGCGGCATCATCACTCATTGATGATGTCTTCAATGCTTTCAATGTTCTGTAGGCTGCAACAGCCTCGATTGTCTTAATCTTCTTCATAATTGTTTCTTTATTTAAATGTTTAAACTAAATATTTTCTCCAATTAACTTGCTATACAGAATACCTTTCTATTTCCGTTGCAAAGATAAGAAATATATCCCAAACTGGCAAGAAAATCAAATATTATTTTTAATCAATAATTCCTTGGCTAAATACCGTTTGCTTAGTAGTCAAAACATAGTCCACATACAGCCATAATGCGTAAGTTTTTCCACTCTGCATTTTGTTCTTGAAAAGAACGGTTTTACTATCACCGCCAGCCAGTTTTGTATTACTCATAAGAATAGATTCGCCAACCAGCATACTACTATTTTCCTTGCTCGAAGAAAAACGTAGTTGCAATGAAACAACATGAGACACTCTATCAACATTCTCAATCGTTGCACTTCCAAGACCACTTTGTCTTAGTGTAACCTTGCTAGCATTAATGTCTGTTCTGGTTTTCACCACAAGAGTGATTGGCTGTAATACTGGTATAGGGATATACGAACCCGCTTGTAACTGAGGGAAATCACTGCTTGTATAATCCACGCTGCTCATAAACGGATAGACTGTGTATGTGCCTGCGTGGACCTTTGTAAACTTAACGGTGTTTGTATCTGATGTTCTCATATACTGTAGCTTGTCGCCATTGTTGTTATAGAGCAACACACCAAAGTGATAGGTTATGTTACCATCATCCAACAAGTCTTTCATGCTTATCCAGTCAGAATCGACACTTTGCAGATTATATGCTGCGCTAATACTTACGGCATCTTCCGCTGATGGACTTGTCGTGCCAATTTCTAGGTATTCACTTCTTGCGTTATGATTATACCCGCGAAAATCTCCTAGTCTGTAAGGTGCAGATGCCGTCCTATGGGTGAAGCCGTTGTCCGCTTGCGAATAATAGCCCTTTATATCATAGATATTTGTTGCTTTAGGATAATTGATGTTGCAGTCATTCCTCTTACCCTTCCACCCAGTATTGATATCAAGGAAAGCGTTGTCTGAGTCAACGGGCTTATACTTCGCCCACATATTTATTTTGGTGGACTTGCAAAGAGTAGCAAGGTCGCCGCTGCCCTCTCCGAAGAGGTTCTTCAGGTCATCGATACTGACGGGAGCCGTTATTTTTTCGTTTGCTAATGCCATACGCTTAATCTTTAGAACTTAAAACACTAGGCAAGGCAGCTCTATAAGAGCCACCCTGCGTTAATACTCACGATACTTACTCTGCTGCCTCGCTAGCCATATTGGTAGCGATAGCGGAATCAACCTCCGCTATCAATGCTGACACCTCACTGAGCTTGCTCTGAGGGATGCCGCTGATATTGTAGGTCAGCTCGCTGCCGTTGTAGCTTGCGTTCGCATTGCAGAGATAGTTACCATTGGCATCTGCGTAGATACTCATATTGATGCTCTCGATGTTGCCACCCGTCTTGTCAACATTGTAGGTGATTTCTACTCGATAGCCGCCCTTGGTATAAGTGGCGGTTATCTGTTCACTCTTCTTGTTAATCTTTAAATTCTCCATTTTCTAATCTAATTTAATAAATTAATATTCTTGTTATCTAATCTCTTCTTGTCACTGCTGCCCTGCTTTCCACTCAATCGCTGAACCTCTGATTCGAGGAAGACCACCCGAGCCTTCAACCTACTCACCTCATCGCCCACCTGCTCGATAGCACCGAATGCCGTTGCAATCAGCTTCGGAGACCAGTAGTTAATCTTGTAGTAGCCCTTCTCATCAGTCTCCACGATGTCCTTCAAGTGAGGGTTGCACAAGACGTGCTGGGCAATCCAACCGATAGATTTTGTGTTGTCCTTCTTCCAAGCAAAGCCGAACGTGCCGCCCATCGCCTTGATAATGCCTAAGTAGTCAAGCTTGCGCAAGTCAGTCTTCAGGCGAGCATCTGAACTAGCATAAGCAGTAACTCCACCTGTAGCTAAAATATTAGTTTTAAATGTTGCAGTTACTTTATCTATATTTAATAACATAATATCTTCATTACAATATATAGCGAATTTATTACACCACATTTGAGTAGTAGCATACATTCTAGAACCATATCCTATACTTAAAGACTCGCCGTTTAATTGAGCAAATAAAGCACTAACATTTGTAGCCATATTAATAAGTCGTATATTTTTGCCTACAGTTAAAATACCACTCGTAGCTATGTTATCTGGTACGTCCAAACCACAATTAATTAATTTAAGCTTTCCACCACTTTGAGCAGAATTAGCATTAAACACAGAACCATCAGCAATTCCAAGATATATAGTCTTACTACTATGATTATATTTAAGACCAGCCCATTGATTAAAATCCCAAGCAGTTTCACCAAAACGAATAGCACCACCAGTGTTGAAAATAACTTCATCATCAATGGCACTAATAGGAGTTGACTTGTTGCCAATCTTAAGCGCACCATTCTTCAAGGTGGTACTGATGGTGTTGCTTGCGCTGATGGTGGTCGCACCGCTCAAAGCACCGTTCACGTTCCCTGTTCCATCGAAGCTCTGTCCCCACAAGGTGCGAGCGGTGTTGAGTTGCGCCGCCTTCGTAGCATAGCCCACCGTCAACGTCTTGTTTGTACCGCCAATGGTTATGGACAAGTTGTTGCCACTATTAGACAGATTGGTAAACAAGCCAGAGGCATGAACCCCATCCAACGTATCGGCATTTCCTGCATTGCTCGCATAGTTGACGGTCAGCGTCTTGTTTGTTCCTCCGACCGTTATAGACAAGCTGTTCCCGCTGTTAGACAAGTTCGTAAACAATCCGCTGGCGTGTATTCCGTCCACCATGTCCGCATTATGCACCGTTGCCACGTCAGAGCCTTGTGCGATGCTTGTGTAGGCTTGGTTGTGAATGGCGGTCGCTGCGTCCTCAATGGTTGCGTATGCCTCGGTATGGCTTGCGGCGTTGGTTCCCTCCGTGCTATTAACCAAGGTGAATCTCTTGCCCAAGCCACCACGCTGGTCTTGCAACGTTCTGATTACAACAGAACAATACACGTCACGCATCTTAAGGAACACATCATAGTATGCCTTGCCTGTGGTCTTGTACATTGCAATCTTCAAGCTGTCCAAACCGTAGCCGTTGCGTGAAATCCACTGAATGCTACAACTTGCGTTTGCACCTGTGGAGAGGTTATCCGTTCTTATGTAGACCCTAGCTATTCCATAATAGCCGCCAACGAAGCCTTCAGAGATATAGAGCAAGATGCAGCCATCTGAATAATTGCCTGTAATCTCATTCACCTTAGCTATTCTTCGCCAAGGATAAGTGTTGGTGTTGCTGACGGTTGCATTACAATAGCTCATGTAGCCATTGATGGTGATGTTGGCAGAGCCATCGAAGTTGGCATTACCCGTAAGGTCGCCGTTAAGGGCGATGTTCCTAGCCGTCACCAACTTGGTTGCCGAGTACACTTGCATGTTCGCCAACGATTTTGCAACCGTTCCGATTGTCATGCTCACTCCATTGTTCGTGTTGCTCAAAGCGGTGAATATGCCGTTGAGGTGGACATTATCCAACTTATCCGCATTGGAGATGGTCTTGCTGTTGATGTAACCCCATATTGCCGATGCTGGTCTCCTATATATCCTATTCTTGGCGTTGCTGTCGTTGAATCCATTGTCGCTCGCCCAGGAAGTAAGAATCTCCGTCTTGTCGGTCAAGTTCGCTGTGGCTGTTGATATGGAAGCAATCAAGTCCGTGTCCGCAACGGTCACATCAGCCGAACCATTGAATGACTTGTCGAAGACCGAAAGGGAGTGGTTCACCTTGGTTGCTGTTGCGGCGTTACCTGTGATGCTTGCGCTAGCTGTAATGAATCCTGCTCCATTCGTCAATTGGTTCGTGTTGTTCGGAATGCTTATGCTTTTTGCTGCACTACCATCATAGCTTCCGCTTGAATATCCGCTCCAAGAAAGAGCACTTGGATTTTTCATCGTGCTAGGTCTTCCGCTTACGTTCGTCCAAGCAACAGAACCCGCCGATGCAGCGTTATTTACCGACTGTGACCCGATGTTTGATGAGTCGATGATGGTCTTCCAATCTTTCCACGAACCCGCAATTTTCTGACGGAAGTACATGTGACCATTAGTAGAATAATCATTGGCAAGCAAGAAGCCATAAGCAGAATCTCCTGTTCCCCAGTTCATCACTTGCACCCAAGAATTTCTATTCGGTCTGTTGGTTACATTGTTCATCTCATAGATATGTGCAGCACCATCCGTAGCGAAGCTATTCAAATCTGACACGATGTTGTTGCGGCTATGATACATATACTTTGCATCCGCAGTCGCCGTTTTCATGTAACCAGCAAGGCTTTGGTGAGCCGTTAGGAACGTGCTCCCCTTGACCACGCTGATAGTAGTGCCATTTTTTGTAACAGACGTAACCGCATTACCACCGCCCGATACGGATATTGATGTAGCACTGCCACCTTCCAGTGACGTGATTCTAGTAGAGAGCTGCTTGATAGAGTAAGCTGATGCTATCTCACTGAGCGATTCTGATGTAAGCTTCAGCGCATCATTGTATGCTTTAACAGAACCATTCAACCCACCTCCACCTGACGAGCCACTACCTTCACCATAGGCGGTAATGCCACCAGTAGCATAGAAGTTAGCTGCGGTTGTACCATCAGACTTAACTACTTTAATGGCAGTATTAGCTTTATCATAAACTAATCTGACATCACCAATTTGCACATAAACACCATCAGTATTAGCAATAGTTATACTGCCATTTACATCAGCATTACCATTCACGCTATTACCCCAAAGCTTTCTTGTTGTTCCCCAATAAGAAGTTACTATGTTGGCAGTACCATTAAACGATGTTCCGTTTATAGTTCTAGAATTCTGTAATTTAGTAGCACTTCCAGCATTACCAGTAATTGAAGCAGAAGATGTAATGAACCCTGCTCCATTAGTAAGCTGATTAGTATTATTTGGAATACTAATAGACTTTACAGCAGAACCATTATAAGAACCACTACTATAACCGCTCCAAGAAAGAGCATTAACAACTTTTGATGCAGATGCTACATTGTCAGTAACTCTAGCAAGTCTTACCCAAGGAGCAGCCCAAGCTGCATCATTACTTATCTTGCCTCCAGCTCTAGAACGGACATAAACTTCAGTAGTGCCAGCTTTTATAGCAAACTGAGTTTGCCACATATTAGGAGAAGTTGCCGTATTATTACTATCAGTATAAGACAGATTAATATAATGATGCCAACCAGTTTGTCCATTAGGATTAACATAACCATTCAACGTTTGATAGTTAGCAGTAGAACTAGCATAAGGTGCTGCAATATTAGACATACCCATACTATTCCCGTGTGTTGCAATATCGTTAAAATTGTTTCCAACACCACTAGGAAAAGCTCTTACTAAATTCAGTGCTTTAGAAGTTCCACCAATACTAATAGTAACCTTGTTTGCAACATCAGAAATACTGAAACCAGTAAACAAACCACTAGCGTGATAATTATCTACCATATCTGCGTTATGAGCAGTAGCTTCATTTTTAACCCAATTCTGAGTTGCATAAGCTGCGAGACTTTGATGTGTTGTGAGATAAGTTCCCAAATCTACAGCATCTCCACCACTAGCCGCAATAGTTTTAGTGATACCGTTAATCTTTACACTATGTGTATGAGTAGTAGCAGACTTACCATTAAGAAGAGAATCTACACTACTCTTGGTGTAATAATTACTTAAACTCTGATGCGAGGTGAGATATGTAGCACCCTTCGTGAAGGTAATGGTCTTGCCGCTCTTTGTAACGGCAGTAACGGCATTTCCACTTCCGCTGACTGCTATCGCATTCACGTAACCATCGAGAGACTGATGAGCCGTGAGGAACGTACCCTTCGCGAAAGTAATCACACCAGTGCTTGCATCATAGGTTGCACCAGTGAGGGCATTTCCGCCAGTTGGCACAGACACGCTGATACTAGGAACAGCACTTGCTACATTCTGAATCTCCGAATAGAGCTTTGCTACTGAGTATGCAGAAGCAATCTCTGAAAGGTTTTCCGTAGTAAGCCTGATAGCATCAGCATAAGCCTTTACAGAGCCGTTGAGACCACCACCGCTTGATGATGATGCTCCAACACCATAAGCGGACACACCACCACTTGTGTAGAGGTTAGCCACCTCTTCGGTCGTAGTATTCGTAATCTTCAGCGCCTTATTAGCTGCATCATACTCCAACTTGATGTTACCGATGGAGATATACTTTCCACTAGGCACGATGATGCTTCCATTGATGTCAGCAGTGCCATTGAACGAATTTCCCCACAATTTGCGAGCATTAGTAAGCTGGAGAGCCTTCTTCGCTGAACCGTTTGTGAAGTAGCCTTGCAAGGTGGCGATACTCCCTTTGTTTGCGGATATGCCCGAAGCATTTACCCCTTCTGCCTTTTTCGCTCTTGCTACTTCGTCAGATATAGACTTGTTGATTCCGTCAACGATACCACTTAAAGTGTCTGTCTGCGCAATATTGGCGAGGAAGCTCACCACCTCGTTCCACTTATTGATAATTCCGTCCGCAGTCTCCTCGTCAGTAGTCATAAGGGCGTACCAGTCATAGGCACTATTCCAATGACTTACCTTAGTGGATGAAATGCCGTCCAGTACAGACTTATTGCTATGAGTATGCTTTGCTGATACCGCACCATCCCAAGCTGTCTGCTTTGCAGTAGTAGGAATGGAGTAACCAGAAGCAAGGGCAATGGCAATAGTTCCATTGGTAGTGATAGGCGAGCCGCTGACCGAAAGCCCAGTTGGGACAGAGATTGCAACCGATGTGACCGTACCTGTGTTCTTAGTATATCCGCTATCATTGCTGAGTTCGGACAACTTGGTAGGAACGGTTACGTTTATGGTTTTCGCAGCAGAGTTTGGGGTGTAAGTGCCTAGGCTTGTACCATTCTTCTGAATAGTCAAGCCGTAGATGGTCTGATGCGAAGTAAGATAGCTACCCTTTGGCTGATAGGTAGCCTTGGCAGCTGCTATCGTAAGATAGTCGGAGAACACGCCTGTCCCGAATGCGTTTATCTTGTCGTTGAGCTGCTTGATGCTCCAAGCAGTAGCAAGGAATGAAACTTCCGTCTTGCTGCTGTCTCCGTTGTCGGCGGAAGTCATGGCTGTAGCCTTTTCGAAGCCAAGGACTGAGCCGTTCAATCCGCTTCCTGTGCCACCGCTGACGGAAGAAGCACCGAAAGCCGTGATGCCGCCTGTCGCATAGAAGTTGGCGGCGGTCTTTCCGTCCGTCTTCTGAACGTAGAGATTGCCGCTTCCATCATTGATGATGTAGATGTCGCCAATGGCAACCTTGCTCTTGAAGGTAGCGATGCCGTTGACGGTAAGCGCACCTGTTATCGTTCCTCCTGCAAGAGGGAGATACTTAGCAATGGTCGAGTCCACTTGCGCCTTGGTATAAGCGTCCGTGATGCCATATCCTGCGATTGTAGTTGGCTTTGAGGTCAAGCTAGCGAAGGTATGGGTGTGACCGCTGAGGGAGAATGTGCTTCCCTTTGTCAAAGTCAAGGTGTGACCGTCTATGCTTGCGCTAGTAACGGCGTTCCCATTGCCTGTGACCGATACCGCATTGACTCCATCGGTGACTCCATAGCCAGCAAGTGTTGTTGGCTTTCCCGTAATCTCGCTGAATGCGTGGGTATGTCCCAACTTGCTATAGGTCTTCTCCGCATCGGCAGACTTCAAGTAAGCAGCCAAGGACTGATGAGAAGTAAGGTAAGTTCCCAAGTCAACGGCTGTTCCACCTGTGGCTGCTATGGTCTTAGTGACACCATTAATCTTCACGCTGTGCGTATGTGTCTTGTCACTCTTTCCGCTGATGTCTTGATGGGATGTCAAGAAAGTAGCTCCCTTTGTAAATGTCAGTTTAGTACCACTTTTCGACACACCTGTCACCGCATTGCCACTTCCTGTAACCTCTATGCTTGTCGCACTTCCTCCTTCCAAGGTGTTTATGCGACCTATGGCATCATTGATGCTGCTGTAGAGTGCAGCAACAGAGTAAGCACTAGCAACCTCGCTAAGACTTTCGCTTGTAAGGCTCTTGGCATCATTGTATGATTTCACCGTGCCATTCAATCCACCGCCTCCAGTACTACCGCTAGATGTAGTTCCGACACCATAAGCAGATACACCACCACTAGTATAAAGATTTGCAACTTCGTTGGTCGAGGTGTTCGTTATTTTCAACGCTTTGTTAGTTGCATCATACTCCAACTTTATGTTGCCAATAGTGATGTACTTTCCACTAGGCACAACGATGCTACCGCTTATGTCGGCTGTTCCGTCAAAGCTGTTACCCCAAAGTTTACGTGCGTTGGTCAGCTTGATGGCGGACTTCGCCGAGCCATTCGTGAAGTAGCCTTGCAAGGTTGTTATGTTCGCCTTGTTTGTGGCAATGTTTGTAGCATTTGCACCCTCCGCCTTCTTTGCCCTGTTAGTTTCGTCCGTGATAGACTTGTTGATACCACTAAGTATGCTATCCAATGAATCTGTCTGCGCAATGCCAGCAAGGAAATCCACAACCTCATTCCACTTGTTGATAACACCATCAGCAGTTTCCTCATCGGTAGTCATTAGCTTGTACCAATTGTAAGCAGAATCCCATTGCCCTTGCTTTGATGTCGTAGGGATGGAATAACCCGAAGTCAAGCTTATGGCGAAAGTTCCACTTGTTGTGATTTCCTTTGTCGTACCAAGAGACAATCCAGTTGGCAAAGTTAGCTTAACCGATGTTACCGTTCCCTTGTTTGTGGTGTAGCCGCTATCATTCGTAAGTTGAGAAACCTTGGTGATACGGTCTGTAATATCCACCCACTTGTGCGTGTGTGCGCTAGGAGTGAAAGTAGAAGGCTTTCCTGTGATGTTTGCCCAATCCAAGCTAAGACCACCAAGTTCAGAACTGATGTTGTCGATTCGATTGCTGAGAGCCTTGATGGCATAAGCGTTAGGAATGCTTGCCAAGTCATTGTCTGTATACGTGCCTTTGATGATGTCTGTGTAGCTCTTCACGCTTGCGACCAAGCCACCGCCACCACCATTGTTAGTACCATCGCCGTATGCGCTCATTCCACCTGTGGAATACACATTGCCGTCAATCTTCAAAGCACCATTTACCACACTGAGGGTAATACTACCTAATTTAAGCTTTCCCTCTACCAACAAATCATTGCTTACGCTGAGTGTCGTAAAAGGAGCTTGCGGAGTCAAAGCCACAAGGTCTTTTATGTTAGTGCCATTGCTACCGCTCTTCCATGTAGGCTCAAAGAATGCAAGGTATGCACCAAGATTCTTCTCGCTGATGATAAATGATGTAGGGTCAGCGTGAACCTTTCCGTCCACGTCCCACCAGATTGCACCATTTGCGAGATAGCCCGAACCGTCAAAGCGAACGAGGGAAGTAGCAGGAGTAAGGCTTCCGCTATTGTAGTCCTTATCCACCATCTGACCACCCCACCAAGTTGCGATGCTCTTCTTTCCTTTGTTCGTGTCTATCGCTCCGTTGATACCACTCTGAACGTTTCCGTCTGCGTCTCTCAAAGCAAGGAGTGTTGTCATTACAAGACCGCCATCAATATCTGTTGTCTGACCGAGTGCGTCCTTGATATACTTGTAGCCTGCAAGGTCGGTGATATTCTGCTTCAAGTCACCATATATCTTGCTAGTGATATATGCGTTTGCCAAACCCAGCTTGTCATAGAAGGCAGAATATGCGCTTTGGAAGTTGGTAAACTTCGTTCCGACAGCAGATACGATGTTAGCCTTGCCTTCAGTATTAGCCGCATTATATCTTGCCGAAATATCGGAGAGATACGTGACGAGTTCCGTCTTGGCAGTCGTGAGGGTAGTGAAAGCAGTGTTGAGGTCAGTGAGTTCCTTGGTGTCCTTCAGTACCGCTGCTTCCTTCACCTCAGTGTAAGATTTCTCGGCGGCTGCAAAAGCATCTTCAAGTCGCTTGGAATCCTGCGCCATAGCCGCAATCTCAGAAGGCTCTAGATAGCCATCCGTAACATAATTATCGAATGCCTTCTTGTTGCTTGTAACGGTCTTGCCGAGATTCGTAACATTCGTCTGTGCGGTATCTGCCGCCTTCTTCGCCTCTTCCGCTGCCTTCTTTGCTGTGTTCGCTACAGTATCGTCTGTGTACTTCACTTTCTTAGTCCAATCGGCTGCGCTGAATGAAGCATTGCTCTTGGTTGCCACGACAAGCTCGCCCTTGGAATATGCAACACCACCGAGGGTATATGCTGCTTCCAAAATCCAGAGGTCGCGTTCCTCATAGGATGCAGGCTTGCTTACATAGATGCTGGATTTGCCATCTATCTTGTCGAAGACCTCGGTAGGCACATCCTGCTTATCCCATTTCGTACCATTCCAAAAGAAAGTCTGGTTGTTGCTTGTGTTATACCACAGGTCGCCCTTATGCTCCTTCTTCGCATCATCGGTAGTCCAAGATGTACTCGGGTCGGTTGCCTGATACCAAGTCTCAGCCTTCTTGTCGAGCTGGTCTCGTATTCCCGTCAAGCTCTCCTCTATGGTCTTGGCGAATGCGTTGAGGTCGGAATCATTAGCCTTTACCCATTCTGATGAGGTGAAGCTGCCAGTGGCTCTACTCTTAACGCACACCATCAGAGTCTTGCCATCATCTCCGCCGCTAGCCCATAAATCGCCTTCGTCATAAGGAACAGTAGGCTGAGAGGTGAAAACGGTACGCTTTCCATCTGCCGTGTCCTGCGCCTTGCTTGCTGCGGTCATAGCAGTGTTGATGTCGTTATCCTTGATTCTCGCCCATGCCGTACCCGTCCAACGGTATGTGTAGCCATTAGACGTATTGTAGAACAGGTCACCAGCGTGCTGCGACTTCAATGTATCGGTAGTCCAGTCAGAAGCAGGCTTATTCTGAGTAGTAGGAGCATAGTTGTAGAACCAGGTCTCTACTTTCTCATCAAGCTGCTCCTTGTAGCTAGCCATATCGTTCTTGTACTCTTCCTTGAAGGTATTGAGGGCTGAATCATCTGTGTACTTGGAAGCCTTAGTCCAGTCAGCGATGGCAAATGACGAATCTTTTGCCTTGGCAGTCTGGCAGCGCAGGATTTCATTCTTGTAGATTCTTCCATCTGTAGGATAGGTAGCGTTTACCCAAATGTCGCCCAACTGATAAGGCGGAATAGGTTGTGTGCTGAATACCTTCATCTTGCCATCTGCCGTCTCCTGAGCCTTGCTGGCATCGGATAGGGCTTTGGCGATGTCGGTATCTGTAATGATAGTCCACTTATAGGTGTTGCCATCCTTGGCAAAGCGGTATGCCTTGCCCGTCTTGTTGTCATAATAAAGGTCGCCCAAATGGGTATCTTTATCCTTATCGGTCGTCCAACTGCTGGCTGGAGCATTATTCAAAGTAGGCACACCCTCGTAGAACCACGTCTCGATAGCCCCGTCCACCTGATTCTGCAAATCAGTTATCACCTGCGAGTTCTTGATGAGATTGTTCACCTGCTCCTCTGTCAAGCCCTTTGCTGAGTTCTCCTTGATGTACTGAGACAATTCCTTGCCATCTACAGTGGATTTGGCAGAAATCTTGCCTTTAACAGATACCTGCTTGGTTGCGCTGTCATACTTGATGTAGCTACTACCCTCATAGCCATTCTCCTTGGTAGGTCGGTCGCCTACATACATATCACCATAGACGTTAAAGAAAGCCTTATTGGTCTGCTTGTTTACGCCATATTGCACATACTCCCTATTGGCAAAGGAGTAGCTATTGATGCCGTGATAGAGGCTAACGGATGGCGAATAGGTATCTACCGCCGAGAAGATAAGGCAGTTCTGACGTTCAACATCTGTTCTGTTACCGCATTGCGACAACACGTCACCTTTAGCAGGAACATCGCTAGCCGTGGCGCAATCGGTATCGGAGAGGTCGATGTAATGATATTTCTTACCTTCCAGCTCCACAGGGTCCTCGTCACGACCGATTACCAATCGCCAGTAAAAATGATTACCCACCTTATGATAAGTGCCCTTGCGAACGTTGAATGACTCTGAACGCACCTGGTCGCCAATAGCGAAATCATTATCCACGGCATCGCCTTCCTGCTCTGCTAAGAAATAGCAACGATAAGCCTTCTGTGACACATTATTATATGTCACAGTAACCTCTTCCACCTTATGAGCCACAACACCACCAGCAGGAGAGATTATCTCCTTACCGCCGATTGTAGATGTCTTCTTGACGACAAGCTCCTCGAAGATAGCCTTCATTCTCACCTCCAGGTAATCGGTGATGAGATGCGAGCGACCTTCTGTATCGGGAGTCCACGAACCGCCGTTCTCATTGTTGAAGTTACCGACAAGCAATCCACTTAAAAGCTTCTGCACCTTTTCCCAAGTGATAGTACCCTTGGCGGTGTCATCGTTTATCTTTGAGATGAAGTGCTTGCTTCCCTCTGTTGCGACCTGATTCTTAACCTGTGTAGTTGTTAATCCTGCACCTGTTCCACCATTTCCGTTTTGAAGAGACGAGATCTGCTGCTGAATCTTCTGAATGGTTCCAACCTCCTTGTCCTCGCGAAGTGTTATGTCGTATGTCGGAATCTTGCCATCTTCTTCCTTGATCGTGAGCTGGTCGATAGAGATGATTCCTTCGATATTGAGGTCTGTATCATTGAAGTTCATCAGGTCGCCGGCCTTCAGTGTATCGTGCAGACTCTTGATAGTTCCGGTTTCGTCTGCCTGCGCCTTATCGTGCTGTCTCGCCATAAAAAGCTCGTCAACCTTAGGCTGATAGACATACCTTGTGTAGTCATTCTTGTCAAGGAGCGCAATAGCATACTTAAGGAGCTTCAATGATGCGGCTTTCACATACGAATCAGGAAGAGTGATTCCGGAAAGAACGAAATGGTCGCCATTCTTGATAGGGTAGTCTTTGTATGGGAACCACAGCTCAAGAGCATCATCCTTGCTCCTCTCAATAGTAAGTCTCCATCTCCCATCAACCTTGGTTGAGGATGCCACCTTGAACGTTCGACCACCGCACATACCATCTTTCATGGAGATTGAGAAATCATCATCCGCTAAATCTTTTATATCGAAATCAACAGCTTTGCTGAGATAAATATCAACATTATTCGGACCAGGGTCGCCATCATATCGGCCGTCATCATCAGGAGCGACACCCTCGTCAATCTCATCCACACGAACGCCACCGATTTCCATCTCTTCGATGGTAGGGTAGATTTCAATAACTCCATTCGTCTTATCATCGGTATCGAAGAACTGCGATGCCGAACGGAGACCAATCTCCTCTATATTGAGAGAATCGATGTATGGTCTATATGGATCAGTAGAGAATTTATGCAGTTTCCCGGTTGGATTCACATACTTCTTTTCCTGTTCAGTAAGCGAGTCGTAGAAATCACTCAGAGATACGTGAGGAAATCCTGGCAGCATAAGCCTGTTGATGGACATATTATTCGGAAGATTCTTTGCGTACTCCTTCATGGACGAAGGAACGACCTTCTTATTGAGACCGGACATAATGTACATCTTGGTGTTCCCTGCCTTAACCTGCGAAATGAATGTATCAAGCTTCTCCTTTGATTCCTCATCTCCGGTGTCAGTCTGTGTTCCCTTTAACTCGGAGTAGAACCTGCATTTGCCAGAGCTGCCAGACTGTGTTACATAACCGGTAATTGTAGTCTGAAAATCGAACGTTACCTGAAGGACCCATCCGAAAGACTGTTCCTGAGACTCTCCGGAAACGACGTACTTTCTCTTATTTTTGAAATATGTCTCGATATAGTCGACATCCAGTTCAAGCTCGACATTTGTGCTAGCTGTAACCACTTTCGTGATATTCGCCACGTACTTGACACCGAGGTCCGCATAGTAATGAGAAGGAAGATTCTTCTCCGAACCATAAGCTCTCAGTCTCGTAATGACACTCTGATCAGAATCTGCGTTCTGCACAATCTCGTAGAGCCCCTTGCCGAGACCATAGGAGAAGATGTGTCCGGCTTCTATTCCGGTAGTACCGACATAGATGTTTCTTCCTCTGACTATGAAGTTTACGTTCCACTTCTCATTCACGAGCGCAAGAGCCTCCCAGCATGTCTTCGAGTCAATAGTGATGGACATTGATTCGATGACGTTATCGCTTGTCCCTTCGCCGTACATTGACAACCATTCGCTCACAAGGCATCCACGCTGCACGGAACGCTCCTTGTTTCGTGAGTAAATCTTCCAGAGACCTGCACCAATCTGCTCGTCGAGGTTTGCCTGGATCCTGTCGAGCAAATCGTCCAGAGTCTGTACGAAGAATGGAAATTTCGGTAGGGAAGTGTAGTGAAGTTCGTTGTCGTTCAATACCACATCGAGGAATTCAGCTCTAGCAAGCTCATCCTGCAATGCGTTGAACTTCACGCTGTCATATACGAAGCCCTCTCCGTATGTGTCGGGTCTGGCCTGCTTATCCTTGCCCGGCTCGTAGTTGAGCTCAAAACGCTCGCCACGATAGACAATATAGTCGCCTATCTGAAAGTTGATAGGCACTTCATGCTTGAAATTGATAGTCACGAAGCACTCACCCATCCAAGAATCGGAGTATTCCAATCCATGAACGGTTATCTGCTCTCCGTTAACGTCTGTAAGCTTCGAGCCATCCTTATGATAAATATTCCAAGTACTCATGTTCTGTGTTATCCTAAATTTGAAATCCTGCCCTGCGCATCCATAATTGGCTTGATGTCAGTAACAGGGTCGTTAATCTTGAAAGTAATAGAGAGGACTAGCAAGTCCTCGCTGCCCGGATATCTGTACAGGTCCGGATCAATGCTCTTCAGTCTCACATACTGCCTTCCAATCTTATTGAAGTCGCAGTACATTTTCATCATACCAGACTTACGTAGATAGTCAATGAAAGCCTTACACTTCTCGTTTGCGCCGAAGGCATTACCCTTGAACAGAAACTTGACCTTGTTCTCGTATGCCGCCATATAGAGACCATCCTTGCCAATATACTCGTCGTCACCATGCTCGTCGTGCCATTCCCTTTTTATGGGCTCCTTGACGGCATCGCATGGTTTGAACGGATTCTCGCTAACATACATACCGAAGTCGGCGATGGAGTCCTTCACCTCATTCCCATCGCCTTCCTTCTGCATGTATATCCTGAAATAATCTTTCATACCTAAAATCAACTTTTTATAATTGCAAATATACAAAAAATAGAATAAATATGCAAGAATATACGCATAAATATGCGTTAATTAAACTTAAAGTCGTGTCTATCCCTGATATTGATAGGACCGGTAGCCTTTACGACAGCTCCTCCGTATTGATAGACGAAGCACTTTGCTGTGTCATCGCACTCAACATGAAGCTCGGCACCATCAAGCAGATTGACGAATACTCTGGAGAATCCCTTAACCTTCAGGTAAAGTGAAGAGTTGTGCCTTACGTATATCTCTCCACTGTCCATCCAGTCATAGCTGATATTTGCTACGCACTCTCCATTGAGGATGACAATCTTTGGGTTTTGCAGGTTAACGTTCTCGTCAACATACACACCATGATCATGAATGACATCACAAAAGTACTTCTTCATATCCTTGGTCGAAGGCCAGTTCTTTCCGATACAGAAGTCAATACCCTTAACAAACTTCTCGACCATCTCATGCTTGGATGAGTTGTCGTGCCACTCGGCGGTCCACTGAGCGCAAAGACCCAGTGAAACCGCCTCGTTCTTCATTCTGTCTGATAAATTTCTTTTTTCAAACATAGCTTTTACTTTTAGTTAATCCTTATACTTCTTGCGCCAGTCTCCTTAGTGATTGAGCGCATCCAGCTGTATATCTCGTCAAGTCTACCGTTTCTGTACTCAGCAAGCGTAACTAGTTGATTTATAGATGTAAGCTGAGACCTTGCGATTACGCTTATCTCAGGTAGAACAGATTTAGTTAATTCCGTCAGCTGCTTGAGATTTGCATTGTCTTCTGCACAATATAATCTGATGGAATTAAGGTACGATGCGAGAAGGCCGATTTCTTCCTCATTAATGCCCTTAATCGAATTGGTCATAGAGGAACTTCCGTTTTCTCTCAAATCAAGTCCCTTTTCCTTTAGAGCATCGAAGATGCCTGTTAACTGAGGAACTACATTTTCGCCAACTTGGTAGAGCTTGTCTGCGAAATCATTCATGTCAGTCTCATCAAGTTTACCCTTTTTATCAAGGATTCCCGTAAGCCATTCGAGAGGTTTTTCAAGTGCTTTCTCCATGATTTTCTGAGATACAATATTCTTCGTAACTTCGCGAACCATTTCCTTGACCTTATTCTTGTAAGCCTCAACCGCATCTTCCCCCTTAGTCCATGCGCTCACAACAGTATCAGTCAGCTGATTTCCCCAGCTTTTCATATCGATGGAGTAAACGTCTTTAAGGAAGTCCTGTGCGAACGTCTTGATCTGCAACTGCATCTCCTTGATTTGCTGGTCGTAGTCAGCAATCTTATCCTTGTCCGTCTTTTTCTTATCCTCCTCAGCTTGTCTCTGCTTTCTCAACTCGTCTTCCTGAGCGTGGAGTAGGGCGAGCTGATCTGCGTATGCGGAAGGATTCGTCTCTGTCTTCATCACAGCATCATAGGTCTCCTTGCTGTAGTGACTCAAGTTCTTGCCACCGAAGAAAGCCTTGCTCATATCAGTCTTAGAAAAAGCATCCCAAGCCTTATAGTCATTCTTGACATCGTTGAGCTTTTTGGTTGTATCAGAAGACCTTTCGTAAGAATAGATTCCCCCAAGGGTCTTCTCGATGACAGAACTAATATTACTAGATAAGTTCTTTAACTCGGTCAGCTGTCTCTCTGCAAGCTTTATCTGTCTGTCGAGCTTGGCATCATGAGCCTTTGCAAACGCCTTGATAGGAGAGGTAAATATGCCAGTAATACCGGCAAGGATTCCACCAACGTTGCCGGACTCCGCGCTTGTTACCACCTTTGACAGCGAACTTGACATACCAGAGAATGTCTCGAAGAACGCAGAAGCGTCCTGCCATCCATCAGACTCAGTGTCAGCTCCGAGAAGGGAAGCAGTCTCTTTGATGTCATTGAATGCTTCGCTCATTCCCTGCACATTCTGGTCGATAATGCTTACTACGTTAGCAAACTTATCAAGAGACTCTTTTGCTTTTGTTCCGTCCTTAAACAGAATCTCAGCGGCCTTCATCATAGCCTTTCCGCTGGCAATCATGCTGTCACCACGCTTGATGAAGTTTTCGTCTCCCATTTTGAGACCAAGTTCACGAACCTTCTTTCCTTCAGCAATTTTACTTGCTGCGAGGGTCATCTGCTCGCTGGCATCAGAAATCTTCTGCTCAGCCATTCCCTTTAGGCCTCCATTGAGGAAAGTCTTCTTTGGACTCGTCAGCTTCGACAGCTGCTCATCAAGCTGCTTGATTTCCTTGGCGTACTCCCTCGCATCAATGGCTCCGCTTTGTAGAGCCTCATTGATATTCTGCCTGATTCTTGCTCCGATAGTCTGAGCCTTATCCATACCGAGAGATACGATGGCTCCGTAGAAGTTGAGATAATCAGAAGAGTTCTTGAACTTGTCCAGTTTAACCTGGCCGATTTCCTTATCTCTCTGTATCTCATATCTCGCCTTGATACCAGGATCATTCGTCTTCTTGATAAGTTTATCGTAATCCTGTCGAATCTTAAGAATCTTGTCCTCGTAATCTTCTGTCTTCTCAATGATGTCTGCGGCATCCTTTAACGACTTGACATAATTTCCACGGAGGAGTTCTGTAATCTTCTTCCACTCTTCGTACTGATTTGGTAGCTTAAGCTTTTCCTTAGCTTCTCCGTCAGTCATGCTGAGAGAATCCTGAAGATTGAATATCTCATGGTAGTGAGCGTAATACTCGTCCATAAGAGACTGAACCTTCTCGTCCATCTGGAAAGCATCAACCCATGCAGATTCAGCAAAGAACTTGCTTCCCGTCTTTTCGAGAAGGCTCTTGTATAAATCCCAACGTTCTGACAGCTTGTTCATGGACTCATTGAAGTCAGCTGCCTTTCTCTCGTACTCCTTCTTGTCCTTCTCGTCGAAGAGCCACTCTGCAACCTCACGATAGATGGAAGTTTGGAACTTCTTTCTCTCGGTAGTGTTTATACTGAATCCTTCAAGGAGAGAATGGACAGCCTTCTGGTAGTCGTCAAGATTAAGACCGGTAACCTCTGGGAAGAGATTGTAAGTCTTCTTCTTTGCCTCTTCATCAGGCATGATACTCTTATACTTCTGATACATCTGCCTTGCAGACTTAAGACTGCTGAGTCGTTCCTGTAAACGCTTAAGCTGTTCGTCCTCCTGATGGCCGCCCTTATTCTTCTTGCCAGGCTTGTTCGACTTCTTGCCTTCACCTGTATAATCGTAGTACAAGAGAGCCTTCGCAGCATCTCTCACAAGGATCCATGCATCACGCTTACTGTTGGCATCTTTCGACTTAGATTTGACTGCACTTTGATACTCGTTATATGCAGCATCTATGTCTGATTTCGCAGCGTTCCTACCACCATACCAACTATCGTCCTTTCCCCATTTTTTAGCAAAGCTCCTGTATTTTGCAGCAATATCCTGTGTTGCAAGTCCGTTGAGATTATCAGGGATTCTTCCGATAAGCTCGCTAGTCATGTTGTTGAACTTATCATCTGTAGCGAACACCAGCTTGATTACCGCCTGGAAGTTAGAGTTGGCGAGCATTCCCTGTAACGTTCTTTCCAGTTCCGGATATTGACGAACGAGTCCCTGCTTGGCATCATCCATCAACTCCTTAACTTTATCCTGTTCAGCCTGAGTTAGAGGTATGCTCGCTCTAATCTTAGCACCAATCTCAGGGAAAGTCTCATCAATTAGAGCCTGCATCTTTGTGCGAACTTCACCCTGTAGCCAGCTGTCCTTATTGCCAATACCGAATGCCTGCAATACAGATGCGCGAATCTCGTTAGCCCTATCCTCGGATATACCAAGGGTAGAAAATACGCTGCTCATTGCCTGTTCTGCGGCAAGTCTAAGAGTATCATCCTTACTGATATCGCCAAAAATCTCTTGTATCCGGTCTTTTATACGATTTGCATTGAACTCTGCATATTTATCCACAGAGAACGCTTTCTGCCTGGCAATATTCTTGTCAATACCATCGGATATATACTTATAAGTAAGCTTATCCTTGTCATCGTAGAATATATTGGCATAGTCGATAGCGTCTTTCAAATCTCCGTAGTTACTTCTTACATTCAGCTTCGATTTTGCAAGTTTCTCTGCCTCTTGCAATTTCTGTAATTCCAGATCAAGGTATTTCAGCCTCTCCTCGTGACTCTTTTTCTCGTCAGCCTTCATCACGAGGTTATTGAAATTGTATGGAGCAAGTTCTTTCAGCTTTTCCTTGTAAGACTCAATGAGATTATCTATCTCCTTCGTATCTCCATCGGCAAGAGCCTTCGCCATTCCGCTCGAATTATCTATTCTGAAATCACGGATTTGCTTCAACCTGTCTTCAAGCTCACTCTGAGACTGCTCGATAGCACGACTCAATTCCTGGTATTTGCTTACTGCATAGCCGATACCCATTGTAACCGCTGTAAGAATCAAGCCCGGGAGACCTCCAATCATTGCCCACAAAGAAGACACCATTGAACCAAGACTCTTACCTAGAAGAGATATAGCAACACCGCCCTTGTTAGCAAAGTTAGTCCAGAATGTATTCATTCCAGCCTGTGCCATAGCCTGCTTATACATCTCTTTGCTAATCTTTCCAGACAGATATAGCCTTTGCAGTTCTGTCTTTGTTATGGCCTTCGCTGTGATGAGTGTCTGCAAATCCTCTTTTGTTATCTGCTTTTTTGTGGCAAGGATTCTTTGCTCGACAACTGAAAGCTGCTGACCGCTCAAAGCTCTAGCCTTTATATCCTGCGCAATCTTCTCCTTGTTGGTAAGGAAGTTTGAAGCCGCACTGCCAGCGAGCAATGTTCCAACCCTCTTCATAGCAAAGCCAGACATAGCTCCTATGACAACCGGGCTTAATGTATGCATAAGCTGCACGAGGTTCGTTACCTGGTCCAAAATGAACTTGAATGTTCCACCAATAACGCTTTTTCCATCAGCAAAGTCGGAGAGCATGATTTCCCAGGCATCCTTCAGTTTATTGTAGCGACCGAGAAGAGTTTCACTCAGAACCTGCTGCATGTTATAGAACTGACCACCTGCGTCTGTCATCTGCCAGAAGATAGACTTCACATCATCGAAACTCACCTCTCGGTTTGAAATTCGGGTCTTAATCTCTGATGTAGAGACATTTCGACCCTCCTGCTTAGAGTAGAATTTCGACAGCTTGTCAAGCAGAGGAATACCGGCATAAGCTATCTGACGAAGTTCCTTACCGTCAAGCCAACCACGTGCCTGAACCTGACCGAACGCCAACGCAATACGGTCGAAGCTGACACCAAGACCGGAAGACATATCTGCAAGCCTCTTGGTTGTATCATAGAGCTGGTCGTACTCAACTCCATACGCAGCCAACTGCTTAACGTCTCGGTTCAATTCAGAGAACGTAAATGGCGAATTAAGAGCAAGTTCCTTAATCTGATTGAACATTGTATTCGCATTCTGCATATCGCCAAGGATTGACTGGAGAGCAATATGCTGCTTCTCCATCTCACCACCAGTAGTGATGATGCTCATAGCGAACTGCTGTGCGCCGAACACAAGACCTCCCTGCAAGAAAAGTGACTTCAAATCCTGCACGGTTGAATTCAGCTTTCCTGCATGACTATTGGCTCTTTCGAAACCGCGAACCAACTGAGACTGGATCTTAGCTCCTGAGTCAACGATTTCCTGCTGACGCTTCTGTTCAAGCTCAATACCTCTCTGGACCTCGCGATTAACTGCCCTTTGGTCCTGAAGAACCCTTGATGCTAATGTTGTGTCATGACCACTACCAATACTGCCAAGCGCACCAACATAATCTTTCCAATTCTCAGAATTCAGCCTATCCCTGATAGCTCTAAGGGCTCTCATTAAAGAGAGGAGCCTTTTAATCTCATCTTCCGCCTTACTTATATCTGCGCCGATGGAGATACCTCTGCTGTATTCAGAGCGAAGCTGACGAACTTTATTTCCGAGAGAATCAAATCTGCGCTCCGTGTTCTTTAACTCGTTCTGGCGCTGCTTCTCTACTGCAATATCTTCACGCTTTGCTTTGGCTGCATCCCTAATAGCTTGCGCTTCTGCCTTTCTATTAGCTTTATCTTGTGCAGAGTTTAAGTCTCTTTGAGCTTGTGTGGCATTTGCAAGGCTTGATGAAAGTCTGTTCACTTCCTCAACGTACGATGAGTATGAAGGCCTTCCACCCTTACCCATAAGGGCAATGTTAGCATCTTCAATCCTTTTCTTAAGCTCGGTCGCATCGGAAAGGGCTTTCTCCAGGGCGCTTGTGTTTACACCGAGTTCAAGGCCTCTTATACCAGCACGTTCGCCCCTACCGATAGCAAGAGACATTGTAGCATAGAGTTTAGACATTCTAGCAGTGTCAGTCTCGATTCTCTTTCTTTCCGCCTCAGATTGCCTCTTTCTCTCGTCAGAAGCTTTTTTGTCTGCCTTAATCTTGGCTTCCTGAAGCTCCATGTAGCGCTTAGCGTAGTCCGATAGCGCCTTTAGCTCTTCATCCTGAGCCTTCTTTGCAGCATCTCTCTGACGTCTCTGACGATTGTACTCTTCTGCCGCAGCTTTCTCCTGTGCAATAACTTTTCCCTTCTCTCGTCCGTAAGCCTGTGTTGCGGCGGTTGCTTTCACCATCTCAACAAGAACATCAGAAATCAGGTTTCGCATCTGAGCTGCGTCGGTCAGCATCGTAGGGTTAAGTTTTGCAGCATTTAGACGGGTAAGGATATTATCAAGCTCGGAAATACTTCCGGTTAGCATAGACGTGCTGTAACCCTTCTGTGTTCCTTCTGACATCAAATCTCGCATCTTGGCAAGCTTCTCTGTCACACGGGCAATATCTGCCTCAACCTTTGCTGCACCACCAGTGAAGGCGGAGAGAGGGTTATCCTTCTTGAATGTGGAGATAATATCCTGAACATCCTTTTTTGCCATTCCAAGTACTTTCGTGAGGCTACTAAGGATGTTTGAGTCGTCAACACCACCACTATGGATAAGACTGATAATGGATTCTCTTAACTCGTTCAGAGATTTCTTTGCGTTATCAAGGCTCTTTGTGTCGACGTTAGGGTTCTCTGCATTTGTATTGTTAATTTTCTTCTCCTGGATATTTATATCCTGAAGCAGCTTTATATATGCAAGAGCATTCGAAATCCTATTCTGCCAAGCCTTTACTCTATCGGCATCGTCCTCATTCTTGGACATCCTCTGTAATTCAGAGTTTATAGTTCCAAACAGGCTAGCAATCTTTGCCAGGTTGCCAGCTCCGAGGAACTTTCCAGTAAGAATGTTTGTATCGTTAATACCGGATCCCTTCAGTATCTTGGCGATATTAACGATACCCTTTGTGTTCTTTTCGATATATTCATTCGCTTCTCGGAAAATCTTAGAGAAGTTATTGCCATTTATCTGGTTAAGGCTGGCGACAAGCTCCTCACCACGTTTTTTTGCGTCCTGAGTAGCCTGATCAACACCATTCATACCCTTCACGATTTTCTGAAGGGTCTTCGACATCTCATCCTTGATGCCAAGAGAGATAAACAAGTCACCTAAATTTCCACCTGCCATATCCTGAATATTTTAAAATTAGAGTTTATTGTTTAAGTAATCAGCAAGACTTATCTTCTTACCGATGAGGCTTCCCTCGTTCTTCTTTTTCTCCATCCACCTGTCGTAGAGGTCATCCATCTCCTTCTTGGTATGCTTCTTCGGACCGCCTTCATTCTTGGTCTTAGGATAGACGACAAGAGGCTGGTCTGCAACCATGAGGTCAATCTGCGCCGATGAATAGCCCCACCAGTAGTCGTAGGCCGCGATGAAGTACTTACGCTGAAAGAGGAAACCGAACTTCTCCGCTAGTGAGAAGGCTGCTCCCCAGCTGGTTCTGCTTGGATAGCTTTTACTTCGCCCCTCGTCATCGTCATCATCACGTCCGTCATCCCGGTCGCTAATATGGTAGCCAGTGAGAATGCGTTCGATGGAATTTTTTTTTTAGAAACATCGAGGACCCTCAGAACCTCTGCCACATCCACATCCTTGATGTAGTAGAGCCAACGCCAGTAGATCCAATACAAGAATCGAATCTTCCAGATGTTGTTGAGAAGGATGCAGACGCAAATCTTGACGTTGCGTTTCCATTCGTTCTTCTCCTTAGCCCTGATATGAGAACACCTGCTCATTGTTCCCTTGCGAAGCCATCCGAGCTTGTGCTTCTTTCCACGGAACACGAACTCGGTAGGCTCGTCATGCAGTACGCTGTCGAGTAACTCCTGTAAGTCCACCGAAGGCTGCTCAATTTTCTTTTCTTCTGCCATGATTGTATGCTATTTAATGAAGAAGGGCGGCACGGCTGTTGACTAGCCTGCCGCCCTACGGTTTGTTATCCTGAATCTAATTACCTAAAGAAGCCTATACTTGATTAACCGCCAATACCGGGAGCTGGAGCCTTAGTAAGCCAAGCGATGCTGCGCTTACCTGCACCCTCGATAGAACCTGAGAACTTAAACGCAACCGGCTCTGTACCTGAGTTGTCCCACTGCAAGGTAGCGTAGAGAGCGATATTGGTGATAACCATGAGGTTTTCCTTCTCGTCATCAACGATGACGATAGTACCCTTGATCTTGAACTTCTTAGGCTCAACAGCGATACCTGTAAAGCCGGTAGTAGCATCGAGAGTAGCGTCACCTGTACCCTTCAGGGTAACCTTGGTCAGCTCTGTGATAGCGTCCTCACCGAACATAATTGTCAGCAAGTCCTTTGCCTTTGAAGGAACAACGAACTCTACGTTGAAGTCGCCGAGCTCTGCGGTAGTTGCCCAGTCACCAGCCAGACCGATAACCTTGTAGTGGTTGATAGTTGGGTCATCCATGGTTGCCTTCAGAGAGTCAACTGTAACAGGAAGTTCAACCTCTGGGGTGATGTCAACTGTAGCCTTGCTCAAATCGGTAATAGCCTTTGAGTAGAGCAGAGTCTTAGGACCATTGAAAATGTCCTTCATCTTGTCAATAGTTGTCATAGCCATAATCTAAAATATTTTAAATTGTTATACCTGAATACACTTTATTTTGTACGTAACCTTCCCTGTATGATCGTTACGGAAAAACCTGCGCCGTCGTCGGCCTGGATAGCAACGTTCGGCCTGGTAACGATGATGTTGTCTGTTGAAATCGGGAATCTTTCGAGGACCGCCTTGACCTTCCCACTCATTTCCGACGGACTGAATCCGTTCGGGTTCGCCGAGGAAGCCTTATCTCTTACATACACCTCTATCTGAATAGTAGTGGTATAGTAGTTGTAGGAGCCATCGTAGTTCATCTCGTTGTTCCTGATTGTGTACGGAGCACTTACGACGATGTAGCTACCTATTTTGGTATCCACAGCCTTAGGACGATTCCTGGGGTACACCTTGTCGCATATACCCTTTACGGCGTTCCCTAAGTCGAAATATATCTGCTTGATATCTACCATAGCTTACAGTTTGTTAAAAGTTGAACTATTGGCGTACACTACGCAGGCATCGAACATATCCGGAAGAGACTCGTATGTGTTGTAAACTGTCTCGAAAATGCGGTTCTCCTTATCGAATACTGCATATTCAACAGGACATATCGCAACGAGTGCCCAGTCTTTCCCGGTAGATTTCACCTTTCCGATACGTCCGTATAGAAGGTTTGGACCCCACTGGTGACCGCCACCGACTGAACCGGTGTAGCCTTTGTTTTCTCCTCCGTCGTAGTAGAATGGGAGATTGTATTTCTCTCCTTCTGCCAGGGTTACTCGCGTTGGTGCTTTTTCACCCTTCGAGGCACGCACCATGTAAATGAGCTTTCCTTTGTAATACACTGCTGCATAGAACGAAGTATATGCGTTACCGGTGATATTGTAGAACGTCCTGTTCTCTTTGAAATAGTTGACGGTTCTGTGAGCAAGTTCCTGCATAATCGCAAGCATCTTGTCATACGCCAGCTTTTCGACCCTTGGCTTAATCTGATGCTCGAACTGCGCTCCAAGAGACAGACGCTTTCCGCTAAAGTATTTTACCATAACCTAAACCCTAGTGAGATTCCAGTAAACGACAGTCCTGTTATTATCCGGCTCGCAGTCCTTGACCATACCTACCTCGGTATTGTTGCCGACAGTGGAGTAGATGGTGTCGCCGTCAAGAGGACATCTTTCAGCATCCCATTCGTCATATCTGACAGGAATCGATGCCTTCCTCTTGTTCTGGTCGACGTTCTTGTCTCCCTCTGTAGTGGTATCTGTGTAACTGCGGCCTTCGCCATAGTAGAGAATGATTTTCTTGTCCTCACCAACCGGAGCATCATCATCAGCGAACGGGTCATCAGGGTCGGCCTTTCCGACGACCTTCCTCACGATCTTGATGATGTGAGGGTATCTTGGGTTTCTGATGTTTTCCTTTTCCATACGCCTTATTTGATGATGTGAGGGAGAGGTTCTCCCCAAGGAGAATAATTCGCCCTCTTTACTCCGCGGGAGGTCACCCGGAAGGTGGACTTCTTCTTGAGCATCGAATCAGGCTCCAGCTCCGCATAGATTGCATTAGCCTCTGCCTTCATCTCGCTCCTATCGTTGTCCGACATGTCATAGCCACCTCCCGAATGAGTCCATCCGTTATCGGAATCGGAGGTGTTGTTCACCTTGCTCGGACCAAGAACAAACCATTTCAGCATGTCGGCATAGGCAAGTCTTACCTTGTCCTTGTCGCAGGCTTCGAGGTCGATGCCATTTTCAAGCTCCCTGTCGTGCATGATGCCCAACAGAGCCTTCATCGGCATCTCGAACTTCACCTTATTAATAAGGTAGTCGTTCACAGTGTAAATGTTCATCTCCGAATCCATAGTCATACAATCTAGTTACGTTAATAGTTCCAAGACCGAAATTAATCAGTCTTGGTAATGTCCATAATGCAATGGTCTGGGAAGTCGACGAGAGCTGGGCAAGCAGAGAACATAATATCTGTGTGCCACTCCATGTACTTACCGTTAGGAACCGTTGAGTTCATGAGCAGACCGAGTCCATCGTTTGTTGTACCGAACAGGGTAGAGATTGCCTTGTTACCTGCATATTCAATCAACTTACGATCGAGGCTGTCTGTACGCTCGAACTCACAGGCATCACCGGCAGGACGGAGGACAACGATGTTGTCAGACCAACCCTGCTTGTACTCATCGGTTGTATGAGTAAGGTTACGTTCCTTTTCGGTAACAATCTCGATAGGAGATACTCCCTCGAAGTCAACGAATGCCTTAATGAACTGCTCTTTGCTGATAGGCATTGTCTTGGTAGAGGCAATGTAGTTCAGCTGACGGTAATTGGTAACGAGTTCGCGGACCTCTGCGTTCTTCAAGAATACATTATAGAATGTATTGCGAGTCATCTGCCAGATCAAAGCACCATCGAAACCACCGCGGGTCTCACGATACTTGGCTTCCTTCTCCTTCATGTAGGTAAGGATGGTAGCAGTAGGGTCAGCCCACTTCTTAGCACCACCATTGATGAAGTTGTCTCCGTATTCGATAGGGTCGATAGCCTTGTGCAATGGGGTAGAGATACCACGGCCAATACCAGAGTAATCGATCTTACCGGTAGACATCAACTGAGCGGTCATAAAGTTCATTGTCGCATCAACTGAGTCGATACGGGTCTGAACCTCGTCACACCAGTCTACCAAGATGTCGGCATCGTTACCGAACTCCTCAAACTGCTTGATGCGTGCATAACGCTCAACTGCGGTCTCAACATAACCAGGAGTAATGAAGTCCGGAATAGAAGCGGTGTACCACTTATGTCCGTTCTTGTCCATCTGGTTAGAGTCACCGAGAGGAGCACGGAGGTCAGCCATAGGAGCTGCCTTCAACTTGCGCGCCTTGACGTTAAATGTTGCCAATCCATAGTTGTCGGTAGATGTCAGGAACGAAGCGTTATGTCCCTGTGTCTTGTACCACCCATAATTAGTAAAGAAGATTTCCTTTTTATCAAGGAAACTCTGCAAATATGCCGTATTCTCCTGAGAGCCGAAGAACTTGGCAAGTCGCGAATTATTAAAATCAAATTTTGCCATAATCCTGAATCAATCTTTAAGGTTAATAATTAGAGATGGAACCATCCGTTAACGCGACTCTTGTTGAGAGCCTTGATTGCAGGAGGGATTGGAGACATCCTGTCGATGTACATAACGGTATCATCGTTAGCAAGGAATGGAGTAAGCATATAACGAGCACCATCCTCAAAATCGTCACCTGGGGTGAACAGGAAGTCGTAGTCGCACTGAGCGTAACCGTTAGGGTTGGTTACCATAGGCTTCTGTGTCTCGCCGACAGCTGCCGCTTCAACGAGTACTGCATCCTTCGCTACAACACCGAGTGTTGCTGACAAAGTAAGCTTCCATACGTCTGTGCCAGCCTCAGTTGTTTTCTCAACACCTGTAATCGTAACAGCTGTACCTGTACCATCAAGAGTGTTAGGAGCGACCATGATATTGTCTCCAATGAACGGAATGTGCTTGTAGCCATCACGCACGATAAGGAGAGTTGTATCTGTAGCACCGGTCTTCTTTGCGCACTGGTAAGACTTAAGAATCTTAACGGTCGCGCCTGCGTTGCCATAGATGCCTGGGTCATACTCCAGGAAGTCACCGGCGTAAATCTTAGCTGGGCCTTTGAAAGGATTGAGCAACTTACCACCAGTTGTAGGAGTACGGAAAGCATCCTTTGCGGCACCAATCAATTTGACGAACACATAGCGGATACCGCCGATTTCGCCACGAGCCTGGATGAGGGAACGACCTGGCAAGAAGCCGCTACCATTCATCCTTTCACTGTAATAAGGAGAAACTGTTCCCATAATCAATAAATAAATTTGTTATCCTGAATACTAATTGTTATTCGTCCTTAGGCTTGTGTCGAGATCTGATAGCTGCAACATCATCGAACTCGTGCTCATCTACAGTTCCGGTTCCTCCGGCTCCGCCACCTCCGCTTCGAGGCTTGGTGTCTGGATTGATGCCAGCTTCCTTGAGATCAGCATTGTAAAGAACCTCTGCCTTACCGACAAGATCCTTAATGTCTGCTTCACCATCAGGAATCTCAAGCTTATCCAAAGCTGTCTTAACGAAAAACGAATTCAAAGGAATGTTGGCTTTCTCAAACTTAGCCTTAAGACCTTCCTTGATGGAGTTCACCAACGCCTTCTTTGCGTCAGCTGCTTCCTTCTGCTCTCGCGCCTCACGCTCCTTCTTGACTTCACCAATGAGCTTCTTTGCCCACTCAGGCATATTCTCTTCGTTAGGAATTTCGTCTTTTTCCGGCTCTTCCTCGTCAAGCTCAGTTTCCTTTGCCTTCTGACGTTCTTTCGCCTTCTTCTTGTATTCCTTAACCTGCTGAGAAACGTCAGAATGGAGATTTCCGTCCATGCGTTTCAAGCGATTTGTAACCTTGGTGACCAACTTGGCGTTTGCAGCTTCGTCTTCACCAAAATCTTCGAGTACATCATCAAGTTCTTCATTGATGGTTTTCTCGCTAATTGTCAACTTGGTACTACCGAGTTCCTTGTTGACCAATGCTAAGAGTTCTTCTCTTGTCATGTTGTTGTTTTATTAAAAATGTTATCCTGGAAGTGGTTCTTCCACTTCGAAAATGTATAAATATACGTTTTAACACCGCAAATATACGAATAATTATACAATATTACAAAAATATTCTGTATTTTTGCTTATAAAATTGTATTTTTATGCAGAAAGATATTTATTCAGGATTAAAATTGGATAACGGAGAACCTGTATATACGCAAGAGTATATCCAGTCTCTACGAGACACCGATAAGAAGCATCCCGACAAGCTGAAGATTATAGCTCAGCGTGGCGGACAGGAGCGTATGCTGTCTATAGACGCTGATATTAAGATAGTTGGAGGCTCGCGAGGCGGATCCAAGTCCTTCTCTTCACTCATGGAAGTTCTGAAGGATATCAAGAACCCTGACTTCCATGCGACCATCCTGCGAAACGAGAAAGATGACTTGCAGTCGCTGGTAACCGACTCTTATAAACTTTTCTCCCAATTTGGAACTTACAATAAGTCGCAAAACGATATGACCTGGAACTTCAATAACGGAGGATGGCTTAAGTTTTCGTACTACGCAGGAGCCTATCAGGATTTCAAGACGCGATTCCAGGGACGACAGTATGCGTACGTTTGCATCGATGAGGGTACTCAGTGCCCATACAAGAAGTTCAAGTATCTCTTGACCAACAACCGAAATGCAGCGCATATACGAAACCGCTTCTGGATTACATGTAATCCTGACCCCGAATCTTGGGTACGAAAGTTCATCGACTGGTGGGTCGACGAAAACGGTTACATCATACCGGAGCGAGACGGAGTTATCCGCTACTGCTTCATGGATGGAGATACACCGGACTCAATCTACTGGGGTGACACAAGGGAAGAGGTGTACGAGCAGTGCAAGGGTATCATCGATAGTCTTTGGAAGGACAGCTACGAGGAGCTTGGATACACTAAGCTCGAAATGTTCATTAAGTCAGCAACGTTCATCCGGGCAGACGTATCAGAGAACATTAAGCTTATCTCCACCGATGCATCATATATCGCCAACCTTGCCCAGCAGGATGAGGAACAGCGTATGCGAGACCTGGAGGCTAACTGGAACTGGAAAGCTGCCGGCGATGACATGATCAAGATGGAAGACCTTGATGAAATCTACGACAATGCAGAACAGATAGGAGATGGAAAACGCAGAGCTTCTGCCGATATTGCTTTCACCGGCGGCGATAACTTCGTGATGTGGCTCTGGGAAGGATGGCACTGCAAAGACTTGGTTGTTCTTAGGCTGGACCCTAAGACGCTCGTTTCTGTAGTTGAGGCAAAGCTGAGAGAGTGGGGCGTTGAGGAATGTAACTTCACTTACGATATGCAGGGTATCGGTCAGTACTTTAAGGGATTCTTCAAGGATGCCATCCCATTCAACAATCAGGCAGCACCTATCGCGAGGAATCATCAGGAAGAAGAAGGAATCAAATACCTATATAAGGATTTGAAGTCTCAGTGCGCATGGTTATTCTATAAGATGATAAAAGAGAAGCAGATTTCCATCGACTCGGCCCTGCTTGAAAGAAAGTATTCAGGAAACGGATTTGACAAGGTTCCTCTCAGACAGATTCTTCAGAAGGAGCGTAAGATGCTCAGACGTGACGAGAATAGCGATGATAGAGGATTCAAGCTATTACCTAAGAAGATTGCCAAGAAATATGTCGGGCACTCGCCTGACTTCTTTGAATCTTGGTTCTATGTAATGATATTCAGTTTAACAAAAAAGAAACATAAAAAGGTAAAAGGATTATGGAGAATTTAAATTTTAGAGAAATACTCGTAAAGAAACCATTCTACGAGCTTAAGCCTGACGGATATATGAGTCACGGCACTTTCTCCGACAAGGTTGGAGACAGGAGCATGCAGAACATGCCTTACGACCCCTGTGTATGGAGGGTAAAAACCCAGTCTGACTTCCTTCGTGAGTACTTCACGAGCGGACATAGAATTTGGGACGAGAAAGCATATCCTGATATTATTAAGGAAAACCCAGACTGGGACCCAAAAGACCCATCTACGGGGAGCCACTACTACAGACAGCCAATTACAAGGTGTGCTTTTGCCTTCCAACAGGTTATCGCGACGAAACATACCCTGCACCTGACCGGAAATGACATCCAATTCGAGCTTGCAGATAGCACGGATGAGCTTGACAAGGAAGAGAAATTTCAAAAGAACCTCAATGTCTTCAAGAAGGGGTGGCTTATGCATAACATGGAGATTGCATTCTTCGAAGCAGTAAGCTCTTATATGATAGTTGCTGAAACTGCAACTGTCGGGTATATTGATAAAGGAAAGTTCGGAGTCAAGGTTCTTTCATTCAAGAATGGCGACTATCTTTATCCGCATTATGATTCAATAACTGGCGAGCTTTCTGTATTTGCCCGCAAGTATTACGATTTGGATGAAGACGGAAACGCACAGATCGAGTGGGTTGAAGTATGGGATGATACCTATTATTACAGATTCAGGAACGATGTCGGAAACAAGAGCGTAACGAAGAAGGCAGTGAACCTCATTAAGGGATTGTTCGGAATGAACGGATATGCTCTTGTTGAGAAAAAGAAACATCACTTCAACTCGATACCTGTGGCATACATCCGCAACGATGAGGGCCCATGCTGGTCTAACGTTCAGAAAAACATCGAAGATTACGAGGAGGCATTTTCGTACCTTTGCGAGAACAACAAAGCGTACGCTTTCCCGGTATTCTATATTAAAGGTGATGGTGAGGAAATTTCCATCTCTGGCGACGATATGACAGGAGCGGCCAAGGTTATCGCTATGAACAACAAGGATAACGATGCAGGATTCCTTAACGGCACAGATGCTTCTGAAGCTTTCGCAACTCAGCTCAATAAGTCGTATGACCTTATCTATGAACTTTCATTCACGGTAAAGCCACCGGAGTTGAAGTCTGGTGACCTTCCAGGTGTAGCTATCAAGCTTCTCTATTCCCCAGCATTGGAGGTAGCTATGAATGACGCTCAGAAATTGCAGCCATTCCTTGATAAACTGGTTGAAATCGCCAAGTTTGGAATCGGATACGAAAACAACGCGACGGCTTCTATTGTTGGTCTCGATATCAATGCATGGATTGAGCCTTATACACATCAGAACAAGACGGAACTTCTTACAAATCTTGCAACTGCCGTTCAGAACGGATTCCTATCGAAGCAGACTGCATCGGAGCGTTGTCCTGACTTTCCAAAGAATGCCGAGTGGGAGCGTATCTTGCGTGAAAAGAAGGAAGAGGATCAGCAGGACCTCCTCATGGATATACAGCGTGCGGATAACGAAACTGAGAACGCCATCGAGGAGCAGGAAGCTACTGCGAGGATCCAGAACGGAGGCAATGGAAACATTCGTACAGGTAACGGAAGGAAGGCAGGAAGGCCTAGCGAGGGTAAGAATACCGATAAATGGGGGAACAAGCCTCAAGAGAATAATTGGAAAAAATACAATCAAACCCATTAATAGCCTATGGATGAGTTAAAACGTTCTGTCGATTACAGCAGGAAGCGCTTGCAGGCAATCCGAAACTGCGAGGGCCATGTTGCTGATATCCTCTGGAAAACGACACAGAAGGTAATTACCGCAAGTAAGCGATACAGAGGCGCGGGCAGGCTCACAAACGAGTCAGCCCTGCTCTCTTACGCCAAGAATGTTACTGCTGAGGCAGAGGAGAGTATCAACAGCTACATCTCTGCTTATTCTAAGGCTTCATGCAAGATTCTCGGGATTGACAGCGAGAACATCGAATCGTTTCTCGTCAGCGACATCTACGGAAAGACGACATCTGAAAGAAACGCTGTCTATCTCGGAAACTTTGCTGAAGATATTGTAAGGATGATCAAGGCAGGCACTCTTATGGGGTATTCAGACCAGCAGCTCCTGTCTTCCATCCGCACAGGCTATAAAGACCCATATCACACATCAGTCATCACCAAGGCGAAGAGAAAGGATATCAACATCGATGTTCCTTCTTACGGAAAGGGCTACTACAAGAACGCCTATCAGAACATCGTAAGAAACGCTTCTCAGGTGATTGCTTTAGCGTGGGGACAGGCAGAACAGGAGTATGGACTGGAGAATGGAGCTGTCGGGTACTTAGTCCACAGAGGCTCATCGTATCCTTGTCCCGTTTGTGATGATTTATGTGGATATGTACATCCGCTTAACACGATGGTTATCCCCGCACATCCAAACTGTGTTTGCCGTGCCGAGTTTGTTTATAAAAAATAAGTAGTATGATAAATTCTGAATTAAATTTTACTTTAGAAGAAATTCTCCCGAGGTTCCCTAAAGGATTACAGGAGAAGATAAAGCACTCCGTAGAGCTGCTAAGAAAGGCTGAAAAGCTTGCACTGGCATACTCGCCTAGCGAAGGCTTCTATCTATCGTTCAGTTCAGGCAAGGATAGTCAGTGTCTTTATCACATTGCCAAGATTGCAGGTGTGAAGTTCAAGGCTCACATGGGGCTTACGTCCGTCGATCCACCAGAAGTAATCAAGTTCTGCCGCAAGCACTATCCGGACATAGATATGATAAAGCCAAAAATCAGCATCTACAATCAGGCTCGAAAGGAAGGCATGCTCCCAACAAGGCTGATAAGATGGTGTTGCAGGGTCTATAAAGAGGGCATCGGCGCGGGCAATGTTGTTCTCATCGGAATCCGTCACGCAGAAAGCAGGCAGCGTTCGGGTAGGAGCGAGGTCGAGATTACCAACCATAAGTACAGCGGCTCTCTTGAAGGTCTTGACGATTTCCGAGATAAGAGAAACAGCCAGAAGCGAGGTAGACCAACTAAGGGGGGCATCCACGAGATAAACATCACCAATGCCAGCGATGAGCGTACCATCGGCTGCATCAGAGGCTACGAATCGCTTCTCATCTCTCCAATCATAGAGTGGACAGATGATGATGTATGGCTATTCTTGAATACACTCGGCATCAAGCATTGTAAGCTGTACGACGAGGGCTACTATAGGATTGGCTGCCTGTGCTGCCCTATGCACAACTATAAGCAGAAACTCGCCGACTGCAAACGCTATCCGCATATCTATAATAGTTGGATTAAGGCCATCAAGGATATCCAGGCTAGCGGAAGGATGATAGACGAAGGATTGTCGCCGGAAGAGGTGTTCGACTATTGGATATACGGCAAGTCTATCAATGTATGGAGAGAACACCGCAGGCAGCAAATGTTGAACTTTTAAATATCAAGATTATGATTGAAGAAACAAAAGGATACACGTTATCCGTCGATACGTACAAGAAGGCGAAGGCTCTCAAGATGAAAGACCCTCGCTATTACATCTACGCCAGTCTCCGTGGTTCGGGGATGTCTGTTCGTGACAGCTGGGCCATCGCATTCCAAGGAGAAGGAATAGGTGTGTGGGAGAAATCATTCCTCGAAAACGAGATGAACAAGCTTGAGGCCCAAGAGTCCGTTCAGAAGAGAATCGCAGAAGTGCAGGGCAAGAAAGTGAAGAATGAGAATAGTGAAGAACTTACTGCTGAAGAATTGGCTAAGGCTACTTCGAAAGAGCAAATTCTCAAAGACCTGGTATTGGCTCAGCGAAAAGCCAAGTATGGATCACCTGAGTGGCTCAAGATAGTTGCATCCATCGCAGACTATAACAAGATTAAGCAGGACGAGATTGATACGGAAAACAATGTGGTCCATTACTACATTCCTTTATCAATGCCTCGATGCTGCGAGGACTGCATTATCTTCAAAAATGGTCAGGCGACCTTTCAAAAGAAGAAGAAATAGTTAAATTCGTGTTAAAGTAACTTTGTTTTACTAGAATTTCTGCAAAACCAAGTACCTTTGCAAACGATTAATGTTCACAGATTCTTTCTGCGAATCATAATTCAAAAATTTTTTGGTTAGAGGGGTGGTGTCTTCACAGATATCACCCCTCATTTTTATATATATAAAGTAGAAGAAAAATATAAACTTAATCAGGATACTTCTCTCCAGTGATGAGCTCAAGAGTCTTTCTGATCCGATCTTCAAGCATATCGTCGTTAAACGTAGGAAGAACGCCGTATGATGGCAGTTTCTTCGTCTCTGCGGCCTCCAAAATGAATTGGAGTGCATGTACTAGTGAAGTATGGTCTTGAACGACCTCAAGCAATCTATCGCTCATCCTTGCCTCCTTCCTTCTTAATCTGTTCTGCCATTTCAAGAATAGTCTCGGCGTGCTTATCGCGGTCGATGACTTCCTGTACGGCCTCATCGCTCTCCTTGCGAAGCTGCTCTTCAGTCTTGCCCTCGTCGGCAGCAGCGTTCATCCTCGCAGACTCACGGGCAAGGTATTCGTCACGGAGCTTCAACTTACCTGCCGTGTATTCTGCATCGCCAGGCAACGATGTATCCGCATACATAAGCTGGGCAAATGCTTCGATGATGTTTCCATCATCCTTGGAGAACTCATAATGGTCTCCTACAGCCACAGGAACACATTCATCGAGCGCAGCGTACATTGATGTACCGATAGAGTACTCGATTCCCCATGTGCCGGCAATGTTCGCAATCTTGATGAAAGGCAGTGAGCCTCTCTGTAAATGCTTCTTGATCTCAGCAGGGATATCCTCTCTGAGTGAAGCAACTTCTTTCTTAGACAAGCTCTTACTGAACTTCAGCACGGTGAAGTGTCTTGTCTTGATAGTCTTTCCAAATGGTAATGCCATGATAACAATATTTTAAAGTTAAACTTTTATTTCCTTATACTCGAAATCCCTGCAAGAAGGATTCTCTCCTGAAGTAAACTTCTTCTCGGTAGGGTGGTTACACTTACCTTCCTTGAAGAAGAAGCAGTCCTTGCAAGTGTATGCCAGCGGAATTATGTCTCCGCAAGCATCATCGTCAGGATTTACGTATGTATATAAGTTTTTTCCCATGCAATATGGATACCCAGGATCTTCGTCATTAAACAATACGCAATCCTTACAACTGTATTCAGTCTGCTCCATGTTCCAATAATTTTATTTCGTCCTGGATATAAAACACCGCCTTACGCAAGTCCTCGATGCGCTTCTCGGTCTTGGTCTTGTTGCCATCCACCTTATCCTTGCGTAAGAGATACTTGATAGCGTTCCCTGTATTGAAGTCAAGGTGTCTGCAAATATCCAAAGGCTCAACACCGCACAAATCCTTCAGCCACGCATAATGGGATGGGTGAGACACTTGCTCTACTTTTCTGTTTGCAGATTCGTTTACGAAGACGGAAACCTTCGCTAATTTATCAATATCTGCGACAGTTGATACATATGCGCATGCCGCCAATTCGATCTCGCATCTTTCATTCTCAATACCTACAACCTTAATAGCAAAGGTATCGTAAATATCGTTAGGGTCTATTTGGTGAATAAACGACATATCTGTTATGTCTTTCAAATCAGCCTTTCTAATCTGCAAGACAGACCCTATCTTAATATCTTCTATTCTAATCATAAGCTATTTATTTTTGTAAAATACAATTATCGTATATAAAAGAATCGCAACATACACAGCAAGTAACACATATAGAGGAATAACTGTTCCACCTCCGTAATGAGTTTGCGGTTGTGCTATTGGAACGTATGGAATGTATGTAATCATAAGCTATTCCTCCTTGTCTTTAAACTCAACGAAATCACCGATACCCAAACGAGCCTTGTTGATGCAAGAGGCAATCCAGCCAATCAGATAGCAGAAGGCTCGTCGCCGTGCTCCATGCCAATGGCATCCTCGATGGCATTGCAGGCGTGAGAAGCCTCATGGCAGCAGTAGTCCATCGACATATCCTTCGAGCATTGAAACGAGACTAGAACACCACGTCTATTGTCGCTCTTTCTGACAGCATCTGAATACGTAACGCCGCCGTAATCTCTATCGGGAGCATTGCACCCATCAAAGCAGGAGTCTATCAGCTCTTTCAAGTCTTTACCGATGTGTACCCAAAGTTTCAAAGGGTAGATTCCGTTTCCGTATTCGTAATATCCTTTCTTCTTCATATTCTCAACTATTTATGGTTATACTTATGCCCGCAGTGAAACATATTGCACAGATTGCACCTGTAGACCGTCATTCCCTGCTCGATGAGCTTCGGGTGAGTCTTCAGGAACTCCCAAGCATCATCCTCAGTCTCGTATGCGACCTTCGCCTTCCAGGAATGAACCTTCTTAGTCCAATGCTCAGGGTCCGGCTTAAACGGAGGTACTTTATTAGGATTGTGATGTCTTCTCATAATTAAAAAGCTGTATATCTCGTTCTACGTATAACTTCCAGTCTTTCACGCGCAGAATCCAGTCTTTCACGCGCAGAATCAAACTTTTTGGCTATCTGCTCGAATCTGAAAACCATTAGGTCGTCCTCAGAAACATTCCACATCTTCTTTAGCCACTCGTCGTTGAGACGATCTGTGGTTTTCCGGATTCTGTCGCCGTAGAGGATTTCGAGCAGCATCTTGTCAAAACCACCTTCCGGCTCAAATCTCACGTCAAGCGTTATGCTGTGATCCTTGTATCGACAAGACGACATCTTGATACCAGACTCGAACGCTTTGTCCACAACATTATGAATAGATCCGCGAATTCTGCCACCATCCATAAAGGCATCGGATATACAAAACATAAGTTTTTCTCCCATAAGCTACAAACATTTAAATGAAACACTATTCAACGTCCTGTTCACCGCAATCTCCCTCTCGTTACACATGGTCCTCATGCACTCCAGGGCATCCTCACGTACAGCAGTTATAATCTCGCTCATCGAAGCGGTGGCCGGAACAATATTCCCGTCAGCCTTCTTCTTCGTGATACAGGAGATAATCTCCTTGATATATTCCTTGTCTATCATAGAAATCTGTTTTAATGGTGGTCGCCGACCATGGAAGGGACTCGAACCTCCCGTCTGCCCGGACTTATGCCCGAAGGCATGTCCCACCGCCCTGCGGCCACCTGTATCGTTAATCATCAGGCTGAATGAAGCTCTCCGGCTGCTTGATGTCCTCCTCACCACGCAATTTATTCTTCACGTCATTGATGAGAAGCTCCTGCTTCAGGTCAATCATCTGCGCGCCGTACACCTGATAGGTCATTCCGCCCTGCGACCTCTTCTTGAAGAACCGGTACTTCTCGCTCATGTCCCTTCCGAACTTCTGGATGGTAGGGATTTCCCTATCCTCGACATCGTTGGCCTTGCAGAACTCCACGAACCTCTCATAAAGGTCTTTCGCAAGGATCCACTCCGAAATCTCGCCCCTCGCCTCGGGGCTGTACCTCATTCCGTACGCCCTTATCCAGGCATAGACAGGATTGCTTCCGAGAAGGGAGATGAGCAGCTGTCTCCTGCTTCCCTCAGCAGCAGGGAACCGGTACTTCCTTTTTCTCAACTCCATCGCACCACGGAATATCCAGTTGAACACTCCGCTCAGCTCCTCACGAATGATCTTGCTCGCCAGCTCCGGGTCCTGCCTCTCCTTGGAGATTGTCACGTCGAAGCTCACGTACTGCAAGCGCCTGATGAATCCGAGCGATGCATCATCGGGGAACGGAAGCTCGTTTAGGTTGAAGATGAGGTAGGGGATTGAGTTTCCTTCAAGGATATCCTTTCCGAGCTTTCTCATCGGGACAGGCTCGCCGCTCACGAGTCTCTTGAACATTCCGGTGTTCTTCTTTCCGAACTTCTTCGGATCAGAATCGGAAGACCAGTTGAAGATGGCGTTCCTGATAGGATACCTTCCCCTCATTCCTTCGTCTCCGTCGGCAGTGAGGTCGGCGTAGTCCATCTTGCTTATCCTGTCCTTGCCAAATATATTGCAGGCAACGTCGAAGATGACGCTCTTTCCGTTGGCTCCAGTACCTATAAGGAGAAGGCAGAGCTCAACCTTCGACGACTCCTTTCCCTCGTACGGATTGTACGCCGTACCTCTCTGTATCAGTCCCAGTCCGAGGAACATCTGTAGGATCATCCTCGATGTCCTGTCAGGAAGAACCTCGTGAATGAAGTTCAGCCACCTGTCACACCTCGCCTTCGGATTGTAGTCGTAGGGATGATAGTACGTGACGTGGTACTCGGGAGAGAATGGCATTACCCTCGGATACTGCAATCCGCTTCCGAAGTCAACCACTCCGTTTGCGAATGCGACGATATCAAAGGTCGGTCTCAGGATATTATAGCACTCTATCACGTCAATGAACGACTTGTTCATCACCGTGCTGATTCCGAGCATCGGAGCCATTGTCAGGTCGAGAAGCAACAGCTGGTAGGCCTGTTCCAGGACTATCTTCGGAACTACCTCGTATATCTTTCCGTTGAACATGTAGTACGAACCTCCGTAGTACTTCACCGGAGCCTTCTTCGCAAGCATCCTCATCGACCTGATGAAGGAGGACTTCATCTTGTTGTACTTTTCCGAATTCGCCTTGCCCCAGTCCTGACACCTCAGCATATCGAAACCGTACTCTTCACGCCTCGAAAGCTCCAGGAGCTGGGCATGCAACGTATCTATAGCTATACCATTTTCCATTTATGCACAATAATAACATTAATTTTCCGTTATTGTGTAGGGTTAACCCCGATAAACAGGGGCTTTCAGAAAGATATACACGTCTCTGATCACCCTTACAACAAGTCGACTCTATAATAATACGACAATACAAAGATACGAAAAATATCATGAATATATCCTATAACCATAGTAAATAAAGGATATAAATATACATTATAGGAGTACATTTGATGAATAATAGATATACATTTATGGTTTTGCTCACCAATATGGGAGTTAATGTTGCCAAATGTTAAAAATAGGTGAGCGCATGAATATGCATAAATATACTTTCTTAAGGCGAAGTAAGTTTAATTAACAAGAAGGTAGAAAAATCGGAAGAAAAAATTTTTAGATGAGGTGACTACCACGCTGATTTTGGGCTGCAAAGGGGGTGCGGGGGTGTTCATTCAAAATATATTACATTATCCGTTGGTTTATATAGTGTAAACCACAAAAATGTATACTTTTTGGCTACATAAAAATATGTTAGTTTATATTATCCTAAAATTCTCGTAACTACCTAATAATCAATAACTTACAATACATTTTAATTCTAGCTATTTGCATATTATTTCATGTGATTTTTCTAGCTATAAACCAACCTTAAAACGCTATAGTGTACAATTTACACTAACTAACTATTTAGTTATCAGTTAGTTATGTAATTTTCCCTATTTTCTAGATTTTACCCCTATTTTGTTATATATTATTACTATAAAAGTGCTATATAACATGTTATTTGTAGCAATAAATCCCTTAAAATACATTTAATAGTGTATCATAAACACTATAAAATAGCTAATTTTCCAACTTGTCATCAACTGGAAAATAGAATACTAAAAAGGTAAAATAGAACACTAACAAAGAAGCTCGTATTTTAGTTTTTATTTAGATTAAATCTAGATAACAAACAACAGCTAGGCAAACGGCATTTTTCAACTTGTCAGTAATATTATCTAGATTAATTCTAAATAATATAATATAGCCCGAAATTTGCGTTTTAAGAGTGTTTTATTTGCTTATCTTATTACTAGTAAGGGACACGCCTAAAACGCCTTAAAACGCAAATAAAAGGCATTTTAGGCTATCTTTGCTTTTATGAATAACTAAACTAACTAACTATCTAATATACAGTTATTTAGAATAAATCTAAATTTCTATAAACTAACAAAATAATCATGTTTTTATTTGGTTATTCCAAATATTCTTTGTACCTTTGCGGCAGCTATTGAAAGATAGCACTAAACTACATATAAGGGTATATGTAGCCGTGCGAGTCGGCACGACATATTGAAACAATTCATTTTAATTTAATGCCCGATTGCAAGGGGTTTAAATAAGTGCTAGAAATTATTATGAAGACTGAAAAGCAAATTGAAAATGCAATTGTTAAGGCGTTTTCTAAGGAGTGCGAAGGTGTGGCAATAACACGCCGTGAGTTTATTAAAGATAACATTTCAACTCCTATCGATAAATTTTTTGATAAGGCTAGCGGAAAATATCGTGAGGACTTAGATAAAAAAGAACGTGACGAGATTACACCTACACAACGTGCCTACATGCAGAAATTCAACGCAAATGTAGATTTTAGAAATGCTTCAGCAGATTATTTGCTTGCAACTTCTATCGGTGCAACTCAACACGGCATTTTACAGAAAGCAGTGTTTAAATACGCTGATTTTAAAAATGATACGTCGTTTCTACAGTGGGTTTTCAATAACCACAAATTAGAGTGTGTTTCTGTTGTTTGCACAGACACAACAACACGTCTTGTTTCGTTTCTGAATAATCTATATAAAGATTATATAGACGGCATGAAGCAAGTAACTGCTGATAAGGCAGAAAAGGCAGCCAAGGCAGCAGAAGCTAAGGCAGCAGCAGCAGCGGTTAAGGTAATGAGCGATGAAGAAATTCAAGCCCAAATTGCCGCACTCATGAAAGAAGCAGCAGAAAGAAAGAAAGCAGCAGCAAACTAGAAAGATATAAGGTAGTGGGATTTTTCCACTACCTTATTTTTTCGTACCTATATTTTAGAAAGATTTTTCTAGAATATTTTTTTTGGGATTTTATTTTCAGAATATTTTTTTAGATTTATTTTTCAGAATTGTTTCAATATAATTTTCCCTACATTATTTTTCAATACCTTTTCGTGGTATGTAGGATAAACACAATTTTTAATTGTGGCTAAAATTGAAAACGTAACTTGTAAGCTAGATTTCTAAGCGAGAAATTTAGCGAATCATACGAAATATTTTTTAGGCGGCACAACTGGGGCGGTCATCCTCAGACGTACCAACTACCGTCGGCGAGCGGTTTCTCTCCGTGATACGTGAAACAGAATATAAGAGACTGAGATTTTTGTGGAGCGTATCACCGGAGCGGACACAGGGAGCACAGGCACAGGAGCGAAATGCAGCACCAGCAGGAAGAAGCGATTTTGCGAGGATTGAAGGCTAACCGACGGCAAGGGTACGTATGGAGACAGAACGAAAGTTGTGCGATACGGGCGCAGTGTGATTATAAGGCGTACCGGGAGAAACTATGAAAAATCATAATTCATATTCTATCCCGTTGGCTGCGGGTTAAGGGATACGAGATATCCAAAAAGCTACGTGTTGGATGGCACGTGTAGTGGTTCACATTGCAGAGATATTCTGCACATCATATTCGCCCAGAACTTTTTAAGTGTGGGTTGGCGAGTATAAAACACACTTTCTGAAAGCGGTTTACCTGTATCCGTGTAGCCTGTGAAAAGGCTTGCAGAAAAACAGAGCGACATCATGTGAATGACGTAGCGGGAGGTGTAATATCCGGATGTTAGGAAAAGACAATACAGAGGAAAAAGGCACGGATATTACTTCCTATGGCTAAATCGGGGCGGGGAGAAATCTCCGCTCTACAATTACAAACCAACAAATTTAGAATTATGATACAGAATTTCGATTGCAGAGGACAGAGAATGATGGAGAGAATTATTGCAGACAGACAGACCATGTACAATCGTGTAGAGTTTATCTCGTGGCGCAATAATACTCTAGCTCTGTTTCTAGCCTAAAATCTGTAGCCAGTACGATAATTGTCGTGCGGCTACGGAACAATTACCAATAAAATATAGATATGAAAGCAAGACAGATTATTTATTCAAGTACGATAATTGTGCTTGGATTTATTCAGACAGCTCCAGCATTTTTAATGCTAGCAAGTACGAATATTATCGTAATTGTGCTTGGAATATTCTGGGGAATTGTGCTTGGAATATTCTGGAGCAGTACGATAATTGGCAGGTGGTTCTTCCGTGAGCTGTGGCGATCTACACTCCGCTTGGAGAATTTCATCCTGCCTGGAGTGTAATAGATTTGGAAAGTACGATAATTGTGCTTGCAAACATTCAGCCTAAAAACTGCTCATTCAATTTGGGCAGTACGATAATTACAAACCATTTAAACATTTTAGATTATGAACGGAATTAATGTAAATTTGTGGGCTATGCGCTCAGAGTTGGACAACGCAGTTAATCAGTACAACATGGGATTTATTACCCGTGCTGAGTTTGCGAACTTCTGCTTCTATGCAAGAGAGCCTTACATGGGAGCGATTAAGAATACCATTCTGTATATTCGTGACAGATGGTTCTAGCCAAAACTACCGCTTGGAGATATTCGGGCGGTATCTAGTATTAACCAAATAAAATTTGAATTATGAAACAGAAATTACCATCATTGTTTTTCGGTGCGATGTCAATTATCTGCGCCTGCATTATCGTGGCGCTGGCTCCAGTCTATGTATCTGACGTACGTGATTTGTACGGACATCTTACATTTACTGATATAGATTGGGGATTGACTGCGTGGAACACCCTGGCATTCTCTGCTGCGACATTTCTCATGTTTGTATGCGCCGTGGATGCCGTAATAGGTGTAATCCTCGCATGCAAGAAAGGGGCAATGATTAGTGAGCCGTAAACTGAGAGGAGTTTCTGCTCCTCTCTTCTATTAACCAAAAATATTAGAGAATATGTTCAAGACATTAACAAAGGATTTAAACAAGTGTGAGTTAATTGACGTTATGCGTGGTTTGGACTGCGAGGAGGATATGTGTGAGTATACATCTATTCAGAGAGTTCTTAATACTACACAGGCGTGCGATGAGTTTGGTGGCGACCCTGAGGATTCACGTCCTCTGCTTCCAGGAACATACCTGGCAGTATACCACGACAAGCTTGACGATGAGCCATTTCCTATGTTCGCAAAAATGTGCGCCTCCATCATTACAGACGAGGATAAATGCCAGATGCTTATGAACGGAGATGGCTGTATTCTGATTTTCCTGCTAAACAAATACGAGCAGGGCTAGCCAAAAAAATGTGCCCGGGCATTTTCCTGGGCATACTATGTTAAACCATTTAAACGGAAGAATTATGCAAGACAGAAAATCACAGAAAAACTTTGAGCGTGCGTTGCTCCATGAGATGGAGAAAATCAAGATTGCTGCACGCCAGTGGCACAACAACAATACTAGAGGCTACAGAGATTATCGTAGCAAGGAGGCTATCTCCAAGAGCTTCTCTGAGATAGCGGTGCTGTGCATGAGCTAAAATGTGCGTGGCGATATTGTCACGCATGCTATTCACCAAAAATTATAGATTATGAAGAAACTAGAGAATACTAAATGGGAAGAAAAGAGAAATTATCTGCGTAACGTAATCCTGCCTAAATTGCAGGGGATGCAGCGTGATTTGTTCGGTGACGAGTATTTGACAATAAATGTAAGCGTCGCTCCAAATGGGGAATACGTCACGGCGTATGCCGCTATTATGAAGGGTGGCGAGATGCAGGACAACATTTTTGTACATTTGTGCGTATACGACAGCCGTGAGAATATAGATTTCGAGTACGGGAAGCTTTTGAATTTTCTCGTCTTATACCAGGCCTCATAGCTTTTACGCTGATCACACAGCCTGAAAAATGAGGGAGTTTCATCTCCCTCTCCTACAAACCAAAAATGTAGAATTATGAGTAAATGGGTACAATTTTATCACAAGATTAATAAGTTTGACCTTGTGAACATGAGATTTACAGAGGATTTCAGTATTGTGGAAATGGTTGGCATGGATTCTATTATGCCTATCGACGGCAGGCTGAATCTATCATCCATACGTGATGTAGTACAGAAAAAAATCGAGAGTATGAAGAATTTCGATGATTTTGATCCCTGTGCATTCTCCATTCTCACCGGCAGTTCTATCCTGAATGCATCAGAAAGTCCGGTGTACAATCTCTAGCCAGAACTGGGCAGTACGATAATTATCATGCTGCCTGCTATTAACCAAAACATATTAGAATTATGGAAACAGTAAGAGTAACTGACAGACACGGAATAGAGCGAGAGTGGGATATAGTCACAGAGAGATGTGTAGGGTGCTGCTTTCACGGATTGATGGATGGAAAGATTCATTGCTGCCCTCATAATATTGCGTGCGGTGACAAGTAGTCAAAACTGCGGGGCACGTCCTGTGTCCTGCTTCTATTATTAACCAATAAAATTCAGAATTATGACAGACGGAGACAGAAAGTTCCTTGCTAGGCTCGTAGCGAGCCACAAGGCGGTTATAAGTGAAGAGTGTAAAAGAAAGAATCTCGACAAGAGCGAGTATTACAGGCGTGCCGCTCGTGTGGACAAGAAAGCTCAGGAGATTGAGCGTGCGTACATGCGCCCTCGCAGATTTTAGCCAAACATTCTGTGCAGTCTATCTGCACAGAAACCATGTTGAACTAAAAATAAAATAGATATGGAGTATATAAAGAGAACAGAGAACAATACGCGCGTTGACGTGTATTTCGATGGAGAAAAGTATGTATTCATTAACGCATTCCACGGATGTGTGGCAGTTGCGAGAAGAGAAGGACTCGCTGAGTTCACTAATGACGGATACATGGCTCACGTCAAGTTCAAGGTTGAGAAGACGAGATGCACCATCAGTAAGAGAACTATAGATGGCGCCATCCACAAGATGGAGAACAGATACATGAGCACTGTCGTTGAGTATGAATGGAAGGAGGTTGACAGAGATGACTTGCCTTATGCCGTGAGCGTGAAAGTAGAGGAGCGTTAAGCCAAAAATCCTGCGTGGAGACACGTAGGAGCTATTATTAACTAAATATTCAAAGAATATGAGCAAAAGTATAGAATCTATGTTGTGGGATTTTATTATAGACAATAATATCGCCACAGAATCCGAGCTTCAACTTGTCACGAGCATCAATGGCTGGTCTGAAGAGACAATGAACGATGTAATTTACGCTAAAAAAGGACTTCGTGACTACGAGCAGTGTATGTCTGAAGGTTATACCGGCACAAATGAGCTTGACAGCTATTATTGTCTTGACGAGGAAGACAATTACGAAGATGAAGAGGATGAAGAAGAAGAGTAGCATTTGCCTAAAAAGGTGCGCCCATGTGTGAGCGTGCCTTCTATTGTTTAACCAAGATAAATTATTTGAATTATGGCAAATAAATTTCAGTACACGAACCAGAAAGAGCTGAGAAAGGCATTCTGGGAGTTTTGTGACGAGTGTGGTATCGACTACACCGGCAAGAAGACAAAGTTCAACCTTGACTTGAACATGACTTTCAATGACTGGAAGGACGGATTGCAGAAAGATGGTGTGATAAGCGACAAGCTTTGTTTCAGAGCTTGTCTGTATTAAGCCAAATCAATCCTCACTCTCACGGGTGGGGATTTCTATTAACCAATACAGATTGAAATATGAAGAAAATTGAGATTACGAGAGCTGGTATGGGCGAGAAATGCTCATACCCGAAGTTCAGCAAATTACTGGCAAAAGGCTATATAATGTGCCATCGCTGCAAGTATTGTGCAGAAATTACCAGTGAGACAGAAATAATGTGTAACTATAATTAATCTATAATTATGAGTGAATTAGAGAAAATCCTGAATGACGATTTGCTGAAGTGTGAAATCGTTAAGTCAGTAGAGAATGCAGTAAGACGTGCGGACCTTATCAAGTGGACACACGACAATACATTCTCAGTAGCTGAGGTGAACAAGGATACCGGCAAGCTAGATGTTACAGATGTTTCAGAGACAGATGAGCTTGAAGCGTACAAGCATTTCTACAGAAAATGTAGCGATATCGCCATAATTAGCTAAAACTCCCCACGATAATGTGGGGAACCATTACAAACCAATTAAATTACAGAATTATGGCAAAGAAAGTTTATGCTCTCTATCGCACAGACAACTGGCATACATACGATAGCCGCGAATTACTTGTTGTAGCGGGTAGTATCAGAAGATGTTGTAAGGTAGCCAAGGACGATGGAGCAACAAAAGAGCAGATTGAGGATTTGCGAGGTTACCGCCATCAATCCCAGTGTACCAACGAAACCGATTACGAGTACGACATTGATACGTACACGCTCAATGAGAGTTTAATCAGCTAAAAATCCCTCTTCGGAGGGAACCATTATCAACCACTTAAACAGATGAATTATGGAAAAGAATATTGTAGGAGAAGTTCTTAATTGCAAGGGTGAGGTTTTGGAGAAGATTGCTGATTATATCGGCACAAAAAGCTTTGCCACGGTAATCGAGAATCTCTATCGTGAGTGTCTTGAGAAGTTTGATGACGCAGAAGATTTGGAGGAATTCATATCTGATTTGGATGGAAGAAATATCCAGTCCATGGCATGGGATTTCACTCTTGAAGTGAACAAGGAGATGAAGAAATATCTCCATATGGATTCTCAGCACATGAATGGTAATTTCGCCAATCTGCGCAACGATTACCCTAGACATGTCACCGGTGTATTTTGGGCATCAGACTACGACGGCGACGATTACTATGACTTGTTTCCTCAGATGGTAGCCAGACTTGATTCCGCAGAGGACAGCGAGCAGGCTAGCAAGGACAGAGAGTACCTCGAAGAATGGTATTTCAAAGCCTTCGGTACGTACAACATCAAGTACAATTTCTCGAACGAACTTGAAGAGATTCACTCTATAATGGAGGAAGCCTAACAATATCCCCTAGCATGGGGGTATTCAATGTTAAACCATTTAAATGATATTAGATATGAGTTACGAATTTGCAAAGAAGGAAATCGGTGATTACAGAATCACCATTTACCAGGATGAGGATGCCGAATGCCCTTGCACAGAATGGGATTTGGTGGGAGTTTACTTCTGGGACTATTCCGACTACGGATACAATAGAGGTCTGTCTCGTGGTTGCAGCAGCGAAGTTGACGCTAAAAATGCAGAGGATGCTTTGAAAGAGCTTGTCTGCAAATATGTGTCACAAAAGAAGATCATCGACTACATCAATAGCGAAAATGTCGATAGCTTCCGTATGCGCTATGACAAGAGCGAGCACATGTGGTATCTTGAGAATCTGTACAAGGGTGAGTGGTACAACCACGAAGAGTTCTGTCCGAGCGACTTGAAGAGATTCGACTATAGAGAGGAGCTTTGTGATATCCTCGAAGAGGACGATTTCACGTATCTTCTGCATGACTGCAAGGATATTGCATTCTACGAGTGGTCATCTACTGGCTACAGTCAGGGAGATTATGTCAGCGGATATGCCTACTGCGACAAGAAGCGATTCTCCAAGTATTGTGACACTAATACGAAAAACTGGAGAAAGCGAGCCTTGGACTTATTTGAGGATGAGACTAAGTGTATAGGTCTTTGGATGTGGGGCGATGTCAAGGGATTCGTCTTGGAGAAGAAAGTCCATAACAAGAAAGCCTTCACGGAAATAGGTCGTGAGCCAGAGGACGGCTACGACTGGGAACAGATTGATTCCTGCTGGGGAGAGTACTACGAGGACTCTGACGAGCTAATCAAGGTCGCTCTCGAAGAGAATGGAATCAAACTAAAAGAAACAGCCTAACCAAGGGGAGCTTGCATGCTCCTCTTCTATCAACCAAAATACAAAGAATTATGAAAGCAAGACTTTATCATGACACAAGGAAGAAATCTCGTGATTGTGTGGATGCGTGGAGTATATATTTCCCGTACCCAAAGCGTATGAGAGAGCAGAAACAAACGTATGGCACATTCCTCGGATGTACGCCTACAGAAGACGGAATGATACGTTGTACGTGGGATTTTGATGAGTTTGGAATGCGTTCTTATCTCGGAAAGAGGGTAGATATATCGACTACACCAGTTGCCTTTCAGAAAATATTTTATCATCTTGAAAAGCTATGGAACGATGTTATTACTCTCCATACAGAAGAAGCGGAGGAAGCCTGGCTTAATGCCTAAAACGGAGGGAACAATCCCTCTGACATTATTAACCAACAAATTATGAGATTATGAATATAGCGATTTTGGATTATTCAACATCAGAAGTAAGATTGATTAAGAACTGCCCGGATTCATGGGAAGAAGAGCAGATTGAGGAGTATATCTACGGAGAAGACGGACTCGACCTCAGTGAAAGTAGTACATACTACATGTGCGGTGATGCGGTCAGTATCAAGCAGGAAGAATACAAGCCATAAAAGCGGAGCGTCATGGCTCCGTACTATTAACCAATTATTAAGATTATGAAGAGATATTACGTATCAGTCACAGAGACTTTAAACAAAATTGTTAGCGTTGACGCTGAAAGTGAAAATGAGGCAGTACAGAAGGTCCAGGATGCCTATGATAATAGCGACATTGTTCTTGATGCAGAAAATTACACAGGAAACGTCATCGAGATTGAACCAGACCAGGAGTTCTGCTCTGACTATGATGATTCTTACGAGCACATCGACTAGCCAAAAGCGTGGGTTCGCCCACGTACTATTAACCAAAACATTACGAATATGACAAGAGAAATGCAAAAAGAATTGGAAGAGAAATATTTCCGTGAGTGCGGAGATAGGGCAGTAGCGGAGGAGATGGCTCAGATGGATTACGATGCGGACCAGGCATCATCCGATTATTTCCCTCACTATGACGAATACTCTGGAGAATATTGGTTTTAGCTAAAAAGGTGGCCATGCGTCACCACACAAACCAAAACAAGAAGAATTATGAATGAAGACAGAATCCTAGAAATGTTCTTTGAGAAAGCCAGATGGCAGTATGCCATTGAAAAAGGCTTGTTCAAGGACATGAACAAAGCAGTAATGTATCAGCTTACTACACCAAAGGCTCGTCTGGCTATGTATCAGAGGATCAAGAGCGGTAATTACAAGATAATGCCGCCACACACAGCAAAGATTCCGAAAGACAACGGAGATTTCCGTACGGTCTATGTGAATGAACCTGTAGACAGAATCCTCCTGAGTATAGCAAACGACCTCCTGTTCGAGCTGATGCCAGAGATGGTGCATCCACGCTGTACGTCGTACCAGAAAGGTATCGGCTGCGGCCGTGTTGTACAAGATGTCTCTCATATAATATACTCGGCAGACGGTAAAATCATCGGATTCAAGTCCGACTTATCCAAGTACTTTGACAACGTACCTATTCGATTCATCGACTGGGCATTTGACAGAGTAGAGGAGAAGTACGGAAAATCTGCGCTGATAGATGTCATTCGCGACTACTATCACACAGATATCTATTTCGATGAGGACAACAACCTCTGTGAGAAGTATCAGTCCCTCAAGCAGGGATGCTCTGTTGCTGCATGGCTGGCAGACGTGGTTCTGTACCATATAGATGAGATGTTGTCAAATCTGAACGGATATTACGTCCGTTACTCTGATGATATTCTCTTTGTTGGTGAGGACTACGAGAAAGCCATGGATATCCTGAAGAGCGAACTGGAGAAGATGCAGATGACGCTCAATCCGAAGAAGGTTGAGTATCTTGACGCTAATCACTGGTTCAAGTTCTTGGGATATTCCATCAAGGGTCACAATATATCTCTGTCGTCCACACGTATCAAGACCTTTCAGAAGGAAATTGAGAAGAGGACGGTAAAGAAGCGTGACACCACGATGACGAAAGCCATCAATGCAGTCAACAGGTATCTCTACAAGGGGTACTGCGACTACTCCTGGGCTACTCAGGTTCTTCCGGTCATCAACGTGAAAGAGGACATCGACAAGCTCAATACCTTCGTCATGGACTGCATCCGTGCGGTCAAGACAGGTAAGAGAAAGGTCGGTGGACTCGGATACGTGAAGACTCAGAATGTCGGTTGTATAGACAGAGGCAGAGGGAGAAACGTGAAAGCCAACAGGAGTAAGACAGAGAGCGAAATCAAGGGGTATCTATCGATAGGTTGTGCCCAGAATGCCTTACGAACGAGCAGGGCAGCGTACAACACTTTGGTGAATACACTGTAGATGAGCATCCTAGCGCAAGGATTTGCCGGAATGAAGAAGAATGTTTTAAACATCCGGTCTCGCACGATCGCGGGTCTGTCTCCGAATGGAGACGGTCCTGCGATCCTCTCCACCAGGATATTATCAAACTGATATAGCTATGCGCAGTATCTTCCGACCGGCAGACTCTGTAACCGATCACACGGACGTAGGAGAAGGACGGACTAATTCAGGCGACGCCTCGAAGACCTCAAACTGAAGGGCCTCGAGTTACCCAAGTCTACGACTTGAGATAATTCGGGACCTTCGTATGACGCACAAGGCGTAGCTCATCAACGAAGTACAGAAATGTGCCAGTCCGTATGACTTCCACCGGTGGCGCACACCACCACTCCCTGACGGATGGCTGAAGTTTATGCAACAGGTCTCTTAACCAGAGTAGTTGATCCTGGAGTCGTCGTATACTACTTACGACTCCAGGATCATCTATTCTGGCGAATCCTGTGTCAAATCAGAAACATAAAGTATTGTGCCGAGCCATCGGTCAGGGAATTACCCGAGCACGAGGGTAGTCTTTAAAGGAGAGTGAATTTGCGAGTGATGTTGTACCCGCCGGCTAATGCTGTGAATCCACAGCGTCATCCGGCGGTTAAACATCCCTCAGATCAAGATGCTACAGCTACGTGCCACACTCTCAGATAAAGACAACGTTATTGCCAAACGAGGTACACGAGGAGGCTGTAATTTACCAACCAGCTTGCAAATAACGCGGGTTAATCCTTAGGTTAAATATTAACCCGCGTAAGCCATCTGGTTCGTATCAGTTGATTATAGGAAAGCAATAGGCCTATGAGTGTACCTACAACAACCAAAGCGAATTGCATCACGACTTATCAAGAGTATGAGGTTTAATACCACGTGAGTGGAATACCGTCGTCGTTCTCTATCGATATCGACGACCGTATCCAAACACGGGGTCTAATCACGAACGTATATCCATGCAACATAATACATGAGATAAGTCTAGGTTATTGCGAGCCGAATGGTGCGCAAGGAGAATAGATTGTACAATACTGTTTCAATCATCCTGAGCATCCAGGTGATTACCTGGATCCGTCAGGACTCAGATACAGTATCAATCAAGACTCTACAGTTACGCAACAGATTCTCTGAGCGCACTCCTATTAACCAATATTTCAGAATTATGAACAGCAGATTATTAAAGAAGCTTGAGGAAATCAAGAAAGAGTACTTGGAATCCGTAGTTTGCATGGGCGAGATGCTTGATTCAGTAAGCGCAGACGGATTCTCTATCGAGGAGGCACACTGGCTGTATATGCGTGCGATGGAGTGGGCGAACGGAGATAAGTTCTATATCCACTTCGGGCACGAGGATAATGTACTTAGTAACGGTGAACTCGAAAAAGTCAATCTGATAGTGCTGGAATAAGCACTATCCCTATTAACCAACATTTCAAGAATTATGACATACGACGAGATTATTAATGCAGTTGAGAATGGTGCTAAGTTCACCATCAACTTCCAGAAGAGAACATGTAGAGTGAACGGAAAGGTAGTAATGTCCGAGGAAGACAAGCCGAAGGACACGCCTTACATTACACCCGAGGTTGTGCTTGTAGGCATCGAGCAGAGATATGCAGCGTACAAGCACTCTGTGCCGTCAGAACGCTCCGAATCACATCGCCGCTACTACTTCAAGGCTTTGCCTGAGAAAGAACTCTCAGACGAAGATATGATGTACGGAGAGCGACGTGAGGTAGCGAGATGCAAGCTAGAGTTGTACGTACTGATTCAGCTGCTCAGAGGCAACCTCTTTTGGGATTGCTCGTGGGGAACGTGGTTCTGGCGTTCCAAGAACGATAAGGACCTGATTATCCTCAGAGACTGGATTGAGCCAAACAAGGGTGGGGCGTAAGCCTCATCCACTAGAGTTAAATAATTTATTACAAACCATTTTAAATTTTATAGAATTATGAAGCAGATTGTAACAATCACTGGTGAGAACTTGAACATCGTAACAAAGAACGTAGAGGCTACAGCAGCTACCAAGAAGACCAAGGCGCAGATGCGTCTCGAAGCTCTTAAGGCAGCAGGCGTTGACGTAAGTAAGTACTTCCCTCTCGGTGACGACCAGCTTGTCAAGATCGAGAATGGAGCAGCGGTTCCTGTAGACATGGACGATGCGACCATCGATGCGGTAGGCAAGAAGATTGTCGAGGGTGGATACGTAAGCAACTGGAAGCTGTTCCGCCGCTGGGTGATGTCGCAGATGTTCCACATGCTCAGACAGATGGAGACAGACAAGCTAACGTTCAATGAGGTATTGCAGCGCAAGGGCTACGAGTATCAGTGGCGCATGTTGGAGAACGAACTCTATGCTCAGGTAAAGATGTCTGAGCACGGAGACCTTGACAATGTCGGTGCTAGAAACCGATGGTTTAACGGCGACGTTGCCAGCGACATGGCTACTGACTACATCAGCAAGCTCCGCAAGTACGTGGATGACAATCTTATCTACAATGTCAAGAAAGACAAGGACGGAAACGAGAAGAAGGCATACAAGCATACCTGCAAGGGTAATCCTTACGTTCGTCTTCAGAACAAGGATATCTTTGTCGCAGACTTGGAGAGAAAGGTTTATACTCCTCTCCGTGACCTTGCCAACGAGATGGCGGCTGTCCCTACATACAAGCAGCTCTATGATGCAGTTCACAAGTTCAACAAGACCCGTAAGCATCTCGAATGGAATACCAAGCAGGCAGATGCGTTCATCAATGCCTATAAGGGCTCTGGTTCCTACTACACGATGAGAAACCTCATCATGTTCCACGGAGCAAGATTCCTGAAGGGCGGACGAAAGATGTCAGAAGCAGCATCCTTGAAGGAACTCGAATCTAAGGCTAAGTCTTATGATGCACAAGGCTGGAGAATGCTCGGTGTTCTCAAGCAGCTCATCAAGGAGTCTAACATTGACATCCAGGGAAAGATTAACGAGTGGTTCAAAGCCAAGTGTAAGAAGTAACCTTAGCAAGATGTAAGGTTCGCCGCCTGAAGAATGGTGGCCCGGCAGTAATTTACAAGAGCTTCTGCAACGGAAGGATCTCCTCCAGTTACTACTGGAGGTAATCCTTCGAGCTAAAGCTCTCCAGATCAAACTACTAAAGTAAGGCACCAGCCTGGAGCCATTCTAGCCAAAAGTCGGTTACTGATTCGGTAACCGATTCTATGTTTAACCAATAAAATAAAGAATTATGAAAGAGATTAATGTAGACACAAGAAAGTATGTGAAGGCTCCTATTGATGGAAAGAATGTCGTTGAGGAATCACTTCTCGATGCTATCTATGATGATTCTCAATATCTTAGCAATAAGTTCTCATTGGGATTTGTCAGCGGTGTACCTACAATGATAGAGTATAATGGAAACTACCTGTCTATCAAAATGCTACGCCCGTGGCGTACGTCAGAATGGGGCAGAGAGATTGTCAAACGACTAACAGGCGAGTCCAAGAACAACATATATTGTTACGAGACGAAGCAGTATCTCGACGAACGACAGGCAGAGCCTTTAATCTATACATTCTCTCTGAGTATGGACTACCTTACTGTAAGATTTCACTACAATGTAAAAGTAGATGAAGATTAGCCAAACATGTCAGTCGTTAACAGCGGCTGACTCCTTATCATAACTAGATTTTGTTTAAATGGTTCAAGCCGGTCTGTCGTGAGACACGCCGGTTTTTTGTTCCCCAAGTATTAACCAATTAAATTAGAATTATGAGTAGAAATTACTGGACATTAGGTAAGAAAGGTATTGAGAGTCGTCTGACAAAGGCACAGGCAGCTTACGAGAACGCATTGGAGAACGTTAGCGACTTGCATGTCAAAATCAGTGAGGGTAACAGCAAATTGGGAGCAATCCCATCTGTATCTCTTATACCTGTAATGGATTGCGGTAACTGCGCAATCTGTGCGAAGAGCTGCTATGACCTCCGCAACGATATGATTTACAAGGAGGTCATCAAGACGAGAACCATCAACTCTGCAATCTACCATGAGGATCCCGAACGATACTTCAAGGAGATTGACGGGTATCTCGACTACCGCTACCCTAGAGCATTCAGATTCCACATCGGTGGTGACATCCAGGACAAATGGTATCTTGACAAAATGTGCGAGATTGCTCGCAAGCATAAGGACACCAAGTTCCTGGCATTCACAAAGATGTTCGATGTATGTAACGAGTACATCGATGAGGGAAACGTCATTCCCGAGAACATGCACATCTTATTCAGCGGATGGCTTGGCCTCAAGATGGACAACCGTCACGGTTTTCCTGAAGCGCATCCTATCTTCGAGAGCGGCACATCAGCACCGGAAGGAACGTTGCTATGTACCGGAAACTGTACAGAGTGCCTGAAGGAAGACAGGCTATGCTGGTCTATCGGGAAAGGTCAGGCGATAGGATTCCTTGCACACTAGCCAAAAGCCCTCTTCGGAGGGTACTATGTCTAACCATTTAAAATTTTGTGAATTATGGCAACAGCAAGAAGAGGAACAAGAATGCTCAAAGCTTCCGACATCATGAAGAGAAAGGGCATTGTACAGAAACATATGGACATGAACAAGTTCAACGAGGTTATAGAGAATTTCTTTATGACCCACGAGCCTAAGGATACGATTCTCCTTACGCCGAAGAGATTCATCGAGATGGATAACCCGCCAGAGGGAGACTTCATCGACTATCTCGATGTCAGCGTGTGGGAGAAGAAGTGCGATGACCCGGATGACCCGTTCGACTTCATCGACTATCAGTGCATGAAGAAAAACGGGATGCTTCGTCCTATCCTTATGGTGAACGAGCCATTCATCGGCAATGCTGCCGGGTGGTTGAGAGATTTTTGTGGATTCACTGTGAAGAGCAGAACACGAAAGAAAAAGAAGGAATATATCGTGTCTCTGCCGGTGTAAAGCCAAACAAGGCGTGGAACATTATTGTTTCACGCTCCAAGTATTAACCAATTAAATAGAATGATTATGAAAATAGTAGATGTAAATGTGAGCAAGTTTGACAAGTATGACATGGAGAACGAACTCTATTATGAGCCTCTGTGGGAAAAGATGTTCGATGAAGGTCTGTATACGGACAACTACTGCAACGAGGCGGTCGGTTTTATTTATTCAAATGCTTGTCATTCAGAGGTCTATGGAAACGCAATGGTTGTCAGATGGATAAAAGATAGTGCTAACAAGATTCGCTTGGCCATGGTGGCAAACGACCTGGTAAATAACCTCATGGGCACAGAGAAAAAGGAGATCATCACAGAGCAGAACAACGGAACCACGCTCCTTACTGACGATGGCATATATCTTGACATCTTCGTCAATTTCGAGATGCGTTACATACAGATTCTCGCTTACCAGGAAGCCTAAAAAGCCCTCTTCGGAGGGTGCAAGTATTAACCAATTAAGAATAGAGATATGGAAGAAAAAATCGAAAAATTCAAGGAATTGATGAAAGCAAAGCATAACTGCCAGTTTTGCCTTGACCATGTTACAGGAAGTGCAGATATGCACGGATTAGTGTATTGGGCAGAGAGAGTCGAGAAATTGAGACAGGAGGTAGCAGAGATGTTGTAGCCAAACAAGCCTGCCGGGAACGGTGGGCATCAAGTTAAACCAAAATATTAAGATTATGGATAGAAAAGAATTGAAAGACGAGATTGACGAGTTGCGTTCAGGTGTTAAGATGGAGCTAGCATGCACTATCCGCGAGATAATGTATGAGCACGGAATCATCCGCAAAGAGCTGAAACGTCCGGTTAAGTGCAGCGACGGGCTTTTCGAAGCTGTCCTCATTGAAACTAACGGCGAGGATACCGCTATCCCGACTATCACGCTACGTATGATGAGCTACAAAAGAGTAGTGAAGAGAGTGTCCTCTACGGATTTCGAGATGGACTTCGAGTCGCTCGCCAGTATTGCCTACGAGCTAAACAACGAGCTCGAAAGTTAATTTAGCGTTAAAAACGGCAAAGGTGATGGTTTATATTATAAACTTTATTACCTTTGCACTATAAACCAAAAAGTTAGAATTATGACAGAAGAATTAAGAATCAAGACAAGAGACTGGGAACGACTGTTGACTCCTGTACAGCAGGAGAAGTACAAGCTCGCTATCAAGCAGGGTTGGTTCGCAGACTATCACAGCAACGCATGGAGGCACAACACCTTCTACGGAGCTTACATTTGGAAGTATCCGAAGTTCATCAAGGTCGTGAGAATGTTCGATGAGCTGTTGGGCCACAAGCCATTGTGGGAAGACATCACTGACGACAACCTCCGTGACCTCTTTGAGAAGATCAAGGAGAACTACGCTCCAAACTCAGCAAAGACCGTATGCGCCACCATCAAGGCGGTGATACGTGAGAACGATGCTACGAAGGAGATAAACAGCCCGACGTTCGGAAAGATACTCAGAACGAAGGCTGTTCCTGTCCAGTCCGTCTATCTCTCGGATGAGGAGATAAACAGAATCATCAATTACAATCCAAGAGGACAGACGAAGAGATATGTTCAGCGCATGTTCCTCATGGAATGCCTCTGTGGAGCACGATATAGTGATTGTCAGAGGATAACTCCTGAGAACATCGACGACACCGGGCACTTTCTCGTGTATGTAGCACAGAAGACCAAGACAGAGGTAAGGGTTCCTCTCCACAAGAAGCTCCGTCCGTTCCTGGTATGCGGCACGGGTGTCGAGCCTCTCCCTGGCGAAATCAGCGAGATGACCTTCAACCGAACTCTTCGTGACATCTGCCGTGATTGCGGAATAGACGAGAATACGAAGGTGTTCAAGGCCGGAAAGGAGGAGACCGGGAAGAAGTACCGCTTCATCTCCTCACACACAGGCAGACGTTCGTTCGCCACGAATCTCTCCAAGAAAGGCGTACCATTGGAACAGATTGCCGTCATGATGGGTCATCTATCAAACGGCAAACCTAACATTCAGATGACGATGCGCTACATCGTCGGAAAGACGGAAATCGACAGCAACACCCTCAAGCTATTCGGAGTCTATGACAAAGACGACGAGCCCGATGAGGAACTAAGCCAAACTGGAGGTGGCCAATAGCCATCTCCTGCTATTATTAACTAATATGAGGAATAATGAAAAGAGAAGAAGAACGAGCATACAGAGAAAGACTCGAAAATATGAGCAGAGGTCAGCTGGTTGGAGAGAACGTTAAACTTAAAAAGCGACTCGACAAGCTCTCTGGCATCTGCGACGTAGAAGATACGTACAGAGCGATGATAGAGCAGGGGCAGGCAGAACGCAAGGCAGAAAAACTTGAAAAAGAAGTTTCTTGCGTATCTGAAATCATCAAGAAGGAGCTCATTAGAAGAAAGGTGCGCTTCGAACCTTGGTTTTCGGCAACCCAGCTCACAAATTTACTGATAGATAGTATTAACCAATAAATTATAGAATTATGTTAACAGGAATTTCAGAGAATTTGATGGAAGAAGGAAAGAAGCAGTGTGAGGAGAAATTCAAGCAGGAGCTTCTTGATGTTTGGAAGGATGCGGCTGAGTACAAAATCAAGACGTACGACGATTTCGCTAACGAGCTTCGAATGCTCAACGAGCGTTATGTTGATGAGATGGAAGACTTTGAGGAGTTCCCTTCAGACATCGTTTTGGAGAGCGAGTATGACAGCATCGAGGAGTTCAAGGAGAAGATGAGCTTGCAGGTATATGCCCTGGGCCATCTTGATTCTATCTACGGAATCAAATGCGAGGTTCCGCTTGATACCGACAAGCTTGCGATTCCATTCCAGGTAATCTTTAACGGCAACTAGCCATAACCGGGGAGTAGCAGTACTCCCTGCCAAAGATATTTCACATAACTAAATGAGGCTGAGCTATCGGCCATACGGGCGGTGAATTAAATAATGTTTCGTCCTCTCTTGCCCGTGAGGGTAGGAGGGGATTTTAAAAACGGCCCCGATTAGCCAAAAATAGGGAGCTTCGGCTCCTGCAATTAATAACCAAGCCCTACGCAACACGGTCAAGCGGAAAATTTATGAAGAAAGAAGATATTAGCACATTAGATGACCTCAAGGTATTTTTGACTGCTTATCAGGAGGAGAATCCGGAAGATGACTGCTGTGAGTTGGTTCGTGGCATCTGCAAGGCGAACGGATGGGTTTATACTGCTGATTCTGAGGGTATCAGTTATGACGATGAGGATTACGCTACCGATGGCGAGCATATTCTTTCATTCGTTTCCACAGGCTGGCAGGTATTCGAGAATAACGGACAGGATATTAACCACAATGGCAAAGATATCACGGTTCGTGAAGATGGCGATAACTATTACGTTGATTTCAATACTGGTTTGGGCGAAGGCATCTATCCAAAGGCAGATTGGACCCTGGAGAAGGCTATCAAGGACCAGGAGAACATTTATAAGGAAGAGTAATAACATCTAAGCCCTCGACATCACGGTTAAGTCAAGCAAAATGGGAAAATATTGCATATATTACAATAATAATGTTGAAGTTAACAAGGTCGCAGAGGTTGATACACTCGATGCCGCTAAAGATTATTGCGACAAGAACACCAAGGGGCATGATCCTATTGGAGAGAACGACAACTGCTACGAAGGTCGTAGCAACAACTTCCATTATGAAGTTTACGAAGGCGACTACGAGATAAAAGACGAAGATGGAGTTGTCGTTGACTTCAAGGATTGTGTTTTTGAGACACCTCAGTTCTATGTAGATTAAATCATTCAGCCCTCGACAACACGGATAAGTCAATATTATGGCAAATAAGAAGGTCAATTTCGATAGAGCTTTAGGTTTTGAGCAAAACGAGAGCCACAGACTGTAATCGCAGATTCTCATACAACTAGCCGCTTATCACTTCGCAGATAGGCGGCTATTTTATTAAAAGTCACCACTAAAGACACACCGAAAAACACAATCTTCTCTTAAAATATGTGAATGTAAATATTTGATACTTTAATGAATGACACAAATTCCTGTTTTTACTTCAATCGAAATGCATAGCTAAATCAGTACTTTCGAGAGTTTTGTTTTTACTTTTTACTTGAATTGGTTGGATTTTGGCACAAATCAGCCTGTTGCAAGGTACAGAAATATATTGTACTTTTGCAGTGCAAGTGAAAGGTGTAGAGGCTGAGTAGTAAGCACGAAAGGATTCACAAACGCTATTCGGATTGGCAACCGTATGAGCGATCACATATGCCAAAATATAACTCCGATGGACTAACCTCTACCTCTGGTCCATTGGAGTTTTTAATTTTAAATGAGGTAATGAAAAATATCAGAATAGGAATTCAGCAGGCACAGATTGCACTGAGCGATGACAATCGTTTGGTGGCGTTTTGCTTTGCCCTTAAGATAAAGTTCCTGTTCCGTTCTTCAGACCTTCATTTCGGAACAACGAACCAGGCAGCGAAGGCTCTCGGTTTCAACAAGAAAGATTTCAAGCGATACCTGGATTCAGCTGTTGAGTTCGGTTATTGCCGTATAGATACGAACAGGTTCGGTGTGAGAAGAATCATAGCGAACAAGATTCACGAGAGTTACAAGTATAGCTACAAGACAAGAATAGGAGAAATAAGCAAACTCAGCCTACCGAACCTTAAGGGTCTAGTACGCAAGGTTGTCGTGAGTAACAAGATTAATACTATCGAAGAAGTCATCAATACGCATGGTAGAGCCATTAACGGGCACTCGATTAAAAGTGTACGCAACGCCCGCAAGATGGAAGCTCGTATGTTGAAGAAACCATTCGATGAGAAGTACACCGGAAGTTACTCAAACGCCAAGATGGCACAAGACATTAACGGTACGTTGTATCAGGCGAGAAAAGCCGTAAAGTCTCTCGTTAAGTCTGGAGCAGTACAAAAGATAATCCAATGCACGGAAGCGAACGTTGATGCGTGCTTATGCACAAACAACCAGAGTTTCCGCACGGCAGATGGAACACTCATTGTCATCTCTGCAAAATACAGAAAAGGACAACTTAGATGTGCCAACAAATACAAGACTCTCAAAAATCAGATTTCGAAGGCAAAAAGTGGTTCTAATCAGAAGAAAATTGAGAGAAAAATGATAGTGGGTAAAAAGTAACATATAATAATAGTAGTGGCAGAGGGAGACTTCGAGGGAGTGAGCCTGAGCCTTTTTAGAAAGAATATTAACGTCATAAATTGTAGAGATTATGAGAAAAGATATTGTTAGAGATACTCCATCATTGGAGGAGTTTTGTGACTACATAGAGAGAAAGGGCTATGATATCGACCCGTTTGCTCTCTATAAAGAGTTCGAGGCTAGAGACTGGACCACCGCGAAAGGCGTTCGTACTAAGTCGTGGACAGCATTGGTTGATGCTAGAAATAGTATCGTGAGCCAAAGACGAAGGAATGACCAGGCTGTGCTTCTCGGTATTCCAAAGCCAAGAAAGCATGAAAGTAAACAGAGGTACAAGAAAAGGGTAGATAATGCTAGGACGAAAGCTGTAAAAATGAACTATGACGAGTTCTTGCAGGATCCTCGCTGGTTCGCATTCAGACAGTTTGTTTTTGCCGTTCGTGGACATAAGTGCGAGGTTTGCGGTTCTACGGAGCGATTACAAGTTCACCACGTAGGCTACAAGAAAGGTTTGCTACCATGGGAATATACCTGCAACGACGTTAAGGTGCTATGTCGTAATTGTCATGCAAGAGTTCATGGCAAGTATGAAGAATCCTAAGGTAAGCAACATGGGTATAGAGGTGTTGTATACTATTGCCTGTTTCATATAACCTTTTTAAAAAAAGAAAATATTAATTTTAAATAAGTAAATATAGGGAAGATGATTACAAATCAAGTAATGAAGAGACCAATGGGTAACTTTTTGGTCGAGCAGAGAACGAAGGATAGTATGTTCAATGCTACAAACTTGCTCAAACAGTGGAATGAAGCAAGTGGGGAGAAGAAGGAGATTACAAAATTCTTCGATAACGACAACACAAAGGAGTTTATTTCTGCTCTGATGGAAGAAGAAAAGCTTAATACGCAAAATTCTGCGTATTTAAAAGCGAGAGGAAAAAACGGAGGAACTTGGATGCATCCAATCCTTTTCGTTAAGTTTGCGATGTGGCTTAATCCTCGCTTCGAGGTTCAGGTTATCAAGTTCGTATACGACCAGATGCTGAAATACAGAAATGATGCCGGCGACGCATATAAAGAGCTTGGTGCTGCTATTAGTAAAATCGTGAGCAAGAAATTTATGCATGCCGCGATGTGCAAGATAGCAAAAGCAATAAACTATGTTGTTTTTAATGAACACGAGCACGAAATGCGTAACAAGCACGGAGAAGAATCCAAGCAATACGAGTTGTTCAGTATGGAACGCCAGGTTGCTATGCTCATCAATGATGGATTTCTTCACTCGTATGACCAGGTAATAGAGTATTTGAGGAAGAAGTATTCTGAGAAATACTTGCCATCGGTATTACAGACAAAATAATAAATTCACGGATTGTAAACGAAATGTGACCGAAAATCGCATTTGCATAAATATATTGGTATTATGAACAAGAAACTAAGATTGCTGGTGACTGCAAAGTGTCACAACAAGTGCCCTATGTGCTGCAACAACCAGTTCGACTTCGAGAAGATTCCGGTAGTTGACAGATTGGACTATGATGAGATTAGTATCACTGGTGGAGAACCTCTTCTGCCGGATTGCAACGGAAAGACAATGTGGCTTGCTCACGGAATCAGAAACGTATTCCGTACGCTCGGAATCCCTGCACCAAGACTTTTCCTCTATACGGCATGGGTTGATTACAGAACACTCCGCAATCGCAGCTATGACTTCGACGGAATCTGTCTTACGCTCCACAGCAAGCTCGATGTGGTAAAGTTCGTTGAAATGAATGATGTGATGCTTAGACACAAGAGAAATAGATGGCAGGACAATGGTTTCAGTCCTGACTGCTCTCTCCGTCTCAACCTCTTCGCAGACATGAAGGCTCTTCTCCCTAAGGATATCGACCTGTCTATGTGGAAAGTGAAGGACATGGAGTGGGTGAAGGATTGCCCAGTTCCAGAGGGTGAGGACTTCCGAAGAATCAAGGAGCTGTTCTAGTGGATAATTTTTAATATTTAAATAATATGAGTGTAAAAAACATTATTTTGGCATCAGTACTCTCAATAGTAGTACTCGCCGCAGGTTCAGTTATCGGTTGTTATTTCCATTACAACAACCAGGAAATCTCACTTCGCCAGCAGTCAGAGGCTCAGCGTGGCAAGATTGAGGGTGTTCACGACAAGATGTGGAAGGTTCTTCAGCAGAAGGCACAGGTTACGGATGAGTACAAGTCCGCATTCGAGTCCATCTATCCGAAACTTATCGAGGGCAGATACTCAAAGGGAGACGGCTCTCTTATGAAGTGGATCAAGGAAAGTAATCCTAACTTCGACGTTTCGCTCTACAAGGACCTCATGCAGTCCATAGAGATTCAGCGCTCCGAGTTCCAGACATCACAGGAGAGAATGCTCGATATCATCCGTGAGCACGAGACGCTCGTGAAGACATATCCGGCAAAATGGTTCATCTCCGATGCAAAACCTATCGAATACAAGGTTATCTCCTCATCCAAGACAAAGATGATCATGCAGCTTGGAGAGGATAACGACGTAGACCTGTTCAAGAAGTAACGGCTTATGGAAATATTCATATTTCTAATCCCATTCGTGGTTGCTGCTTTCCTATTGATTTTCTTCAGGAAGCAGACCACCTGGTGGGAATACGCCGTACTCATTGTTCCATCCATCCTCATAGGCATCCTCATGGAGTTCGTGTTCAAGCAGTCCAATGCTGCTGACACGGAGTATCTCGGAAGCTACGTGACAAGAATCCGTCATTACGATGCCTGGAATGAGTACATACACCGAACGTGTACAAGGACCGTTGGAAGCGGAAAGCATCAACGTACGGAAACGTATGATTGCTCGTATGTTGACAATCACCCTGAACGTTGGACTTATTTTGATGCTAGGAACAAGGAGGAATACTTTATGACCGACAACGAGTTCAATGTAGTCAGAAAGATTCTTGGAACCCCTAGCGTCTTCATTGATATGCACAGGGATTACTACACTAAGGATGGTGATGCTCAGGAATGGGCGTGGGATGGTTCCATCGAAAACTCATACGCATTATCCTCGGAGCATGATTACAAGAACAAAGTCAAAGCCTCACGTTCTATTTTCAAGTTTGAGGATATTGATTATCAGCAGGCGCGAAAGCTTGGACTATTCGAATATCCGGATATCGTTCTTTACGACCAGAATCCTGTTCTCGGACTGAAGATCCCGAAGAATCAGGAGAAGGCAATGAGATGGCTGAACGGATACTATGGCGAGCGGAAGCAGTTTAGGGTGTTCGTCCTGTTCTTTACGAACAAGCCGGAAGAAATCGTTGAAAAGCAGCGCTCATACTGGCAGGGCGGCAACAAGAATGAACTTGTCGTGTGTGTCGGCATCGATAAAAACAAGAATGTAAAGTGGTGCAACGCATTTTCATGGTGTGATAGCCCGGTCGTAGGCGTTAAGAGTAGAGACTGGTTTATGAGCAATCCTGTAAATCTCGAAAAGTACGCCGAGTATATCGGTCCGATTGTAGAAAAGGAATGGCACAGAAAGAACTTCGGGGATTTTGATTATCTTACCATCGAGCTTACCGACGGGCAGTACTGGGCTATCATTGTTCTCCTGCTGATATTCAATATTGTAATGAGCTCTTGGATTGTTTCTAATGATTATAAAAACGATTTGTAGCTATGAATGAAAGATTAAAAATGATTTTCGACCGTATCGACATCTTTGTCGTGTGCATTGTCATCGGGCTATGCTTCTGTATTGTGGAAGCGTTCCTTGGAATCTGGGACGTGTTTGCTGACTGTTTTGTCATTACACTTCTTGCTACCGAAGTCTGCTACACTCTCCGCTGCAACGAGAAGCTGAAGAAGGAGCTAACGAAGGCGCAAGCCGAATTATGGTTCGAAAAAGAACTCAATATCAGAAAGGAGGCATTTATTACCAAGTATAGCCTCGTTATTGACCTTTGGAGGGCAAAGTGGAAATATGAGAACGCAAAGGTAAGTTTTATAAAACGAGAAATTACCTCAAAAGAGTTCATTGCAGCAATGGGTGATACGGAGGAGAAAATACACGATATTTCAAATAAAATCGCTATCGCTGACTTTGAACTTAAGAAACTATACGAGAGGAAACAATAATATCTTTAATATACCCCCACGTCATTTCCAGATGGCGTGGGGATTTTCCTTGTTAACCGTTAAGATAGTCGATGACTTTTCGGTTCGCCTCGTCAACTGCCTTGTTGTCGTATTTGACATAGATGGCTGTAACCGTCTTCTCCCATACGGAGTGGCCCAGTGCTCGACCGATTGTTTCGAGTGAAATACCTATCTCTGACGCAAACGTCGCCCAGCTATGCCTGTTGTAGTACGAAGACATCTTGCTGTCAATAGGATGAGGCGATGACTTTCTCATATCCTTAGGATCCTTCGGGCCAATCCTTCTCAGCGTACGGTTCATGTTGTTCGTGAAGTGGTCCACGTCGAAAGTTCCTGCATCTTCGAAGAACCTGAGCAGGTACTGCGGCTTTCTGCTGCGGTATCTGCTTATTATCTCCATAGCCTCTGGCTCCACCTTAATGTCGTACAATCTACCTGTCTTGTTTCGGTAGTAGCTTATCCTACCATTACGGAAATCTTCCTTCTTTAGCGTCAGGAGGTCCGAAACATTGATACCTATAAGGTAGAACCCCAACATGAAGAAATCGCGGTACAGAGCCTGCTTGCCGTGTAATTTGGCATCCCTAAGTTCTCTCATCTGCTCCAGTGACAGACAGCGCTTCCTCGTTTCCTCCTTTTTGAGCCTGATATAGTGGAACGGAAAGTTCTGCGTCTTACCATCATCGATGGCCTTCTTGAATACTGCCTTGATGTGTGTGATGTCGTTCGAGATACCATTGGCCTTCCTTCCCTTATCCATCTCATGCCTGATGAACCCTTCAAGCCAGTCCTTGGTTATGGTGTTGAAGCTGCACTTGTTGTCGTATGCCTCTACGCATCGGTAGGTCCTCTCATAGCTTCTTCTGGTATTCGGCTTCTCTCTCGTTTCGGCGAATGCCTTCATGAAGCTGAGAAACGGAGACTTGTCTTCCTTCTTGGCTCCCGTGCATATCTCCTTCAGATGCTCCTTCATCATATCCGGCGACTCGTCGTGATGGTCAAGGATATAACTCTCACACTTGGCATACAGCTCCGCAAGTCTTCTCGTCTTCGCTTTTGCTGACTTGTCAGACTTCGGGAACATCATGCCACTGAACTTCTCAGTTGTCTGCAACCCGGTGTAGACGTAGAACCTCTTCGTCATGTGGGTTACTGAGAAAAACACCTTGTTTGTCTTTGACTCTACATATACCTTCATAGCGATGATTTCTTTTGTAATCCTTCAATCTACAGGTAAACCACACTTGCATATTACTTGCAAAAAGTAACCTCAAACTACCTTAAATTACCTTTTTGTGGCATTTTTGTGTAAAATATAAGGATTGTTATTTTACTACTATTGCTGATATACAGAGACTTACAGACTTAGAATGCCCAATTCGTTACTGTAATCATTCCTTATTTCTAAATATCTTTTATCTGATTTTATCTTAATTTGGGTGCAAAGTTACGAAAAATTATTTGTATATCAATGTTTTATTGGCAAAAGTTACTAATTTTTAGTTAAAAACTGGGCTACTCTTTGTTATTTTGCAGAAAAGTCTTACTTTTGTAGGCTGAATTGGCGCCAATAGGGGCTGATTCTTCGGTTTGAGTGTTAAGAACAAAAGATGAATCCAAAACACGAAATTGGTTTTAGAAC